GTTTGAGTTAAAGTGTGATAAGCAATTTTCTCGTGTAAAGCAGATTTTAGAGTGTTTTTATGACGAGGATAAGTTGCAATTTGAAGGTGAAAGCTTCAAAGAGTATGCTAAATGGGTAGTAGGACTTTTGTCTGCAGATAATATTAAGGATAAAGCCTTAAGAGTAAAAGTTGTCTATAATGATAAAGGTTATACTACACTTCCAAAGTATGCGAAATATACATTTATCGAACCTATGTCTACAGTAGATGCTGGCGGATCAATGATTACTAAGTTAGGAATTGATTTGTTTGAAAAACCGATTGTAGCTGATGTCGAGAAACAAAATGCTAATCCATTCCAAGTAGTAAATGGTACATTAGAAAGTGTTGATGTTACAACAAGTAACAATAGTGAGGATGATTTGCCTTTCTAAAAAAGGTAGAACATTATATAACCAATTAAATTGGGGGGGGGGTAACAAAAGTTACTCTCCCTTTTTTATTAACCTCAAAAAGTAGTTTATTATGTTAGATATTCAAGAGTTAGAATCAAAGTTAACAGATTTAAAATATTCAGTAAAAAATGGTAAGATTAGTGGTAATGCAAAAGGATATGATGACTTAGAACATCCACTTCTGCAGATGATGCAACAGTTTGTTGAAAACGGTAAACAAACTGAGTGGGAAAAAATGTTCAAACAAGCATCTGAAAAGATGTTGAATGATGAAGGGTCTGAGTCTAACGGTAGCATCGGAGACAATCTTACTACTAAAACAAAGCCAAAAGATCTAGAGGTTGGTGATGAGTTTTTTGGTAGTATTACTACTACTATTAAAGACGAAAAAGGTAAAAATAAACGTATAAAACCGATAGATTTTTGGAAAGTCATAGAGAAAGATACCAGTTTTGGAACTAAATACACTCTTACAAACAATAAAGGAGAGAAGTTCAAAACATCTGCTTCTGGGATTACTATGCGTAAAGCTAGTGAGTTTCAGGATAAACTTCGTAAAGAACTTGAAAAACTTAAACAGAAGTTAGAGGAAGAAAAGAAACGTTTAGCTGAAGAAGCTAAATATGTTGATATATCCAAAATGGAACCAGAGGAACAATTGAAGAAGATTATTGAAGCTGGTATGCGAAACATTTGGATGGTAGGTCCTGCAGGATGTGGTAAATCTACTATGGCTCGTAATGTTGCAAATGAACTTAATGTTCCATACTTATGTATTTCTTGTGGTATTGGTACTTCTGCTACGGAATTCGTAGGATATAAGTATCCTACTCGAGAATCTACTAAGTTTGCAGAATATTATGCTAAGCCATCTGTTATCTTGATTGATGAGATGACTGCATTAGACCCCGCAGTAGGTCAAGTATTAAATGCTGCTCTTGCTAACGGTGAGATTGAGACTACTACTGGTTTAGTATGTCGTCACCCCGAGTGTATCATCATTGCTACTTCTAATACGTTTGGCAATGGTGCGAGTCGACAGTATGTGGCTAACAATCAATTAGACGCATCTACTATTGACCGATTCACCGGTGGCATTATAGAAGTTAACTATTCTGTAGATTATGAAAGTCAGTATGATACTGATGTAGTAAACTACGTATGGAAACTTCGTGAGATAATCAAAGAGTGTAATCTACGCCGAGTTGCATCTACGCGTATGATTCAGTCTGGGCACCTTATGAAGAAGGCTTATTTTAAGAATTGGAAAGAAATGTTGATTACTAACTGGACTGATTCTGAGAAAGAAATGGTCAATAAAGAGTTAGATTTTTCAACTCGTTTTCTACAAACATCTGAAATTAAATCCGAAATTAAAAAGGCAGCGTGACATGGGTAAAAAGCTGGAGACACATTTTGATAATCTCGATAAATTTTACACTGAGTGTGAAGTTCAAGAAGAAACAGGTAGTCCTGATAAATATAAGGAGATTTCTAGAGTAGATGATCCTGAATGGGTAGGACTAACTAAAGAAGAGATTCAGAAGTCTAAATACTTTTATAAAGAAGGTTTAGATGAACTTGGAAAGTTAGATGAAGATCTGATATTTGGAGGATCAAAAACTAACTACAAGTATGATGAAAATGATGGGGACGATATGAATTACGATAGATTTATCGAAGGATTACCGTCTCTTAGGAAAAGACAAAGAACTGGAGGAGATAAAAACGGAAAATTTATTAAACTACATGTAGGAATATGCGAAAGTTGTATGGTATCTGCAAAAGATATGCTTTATAAGTCATATACTGCTTTAAAACTTGCAGATTATTTAGAATCTCAAGGTTATCGTGTGCAGATTTCAACATTTGCTGAAGTAGAATCGTTAGGTTATTACAAAGAAGAGCATATTGAGTATCTATTAGTAGAAGTAGTATTTAAGCGATTTGAAGATCCTTTAATATTACCTACTATGCTTACATGTGTATCTCCTTGGTTTTTCAGATATCATATGTTCAGATTTTGGACTGCTAAATTTAAATGTGGTTGGGGGCTAGGTCATGTTCCTAGACAAACCAGAAAGAGTACTAAATCTGACATTTATATCTCTTCAGGAGAGTGCCTGTGCGAAGAAGGTGCTAAGGAAAAGATTGAAGAAATTAAGAAACTTTTTGAAACTGATCATGGGGATGAGGAATAGGTATTATCGCACGTAAGTGGATGTACTGTCTGGTAAAGAAATACAAAGTCTGAAAAGGACGACAGAATACCTAGATTGGAGCTAGTTAATATATACTAGCATGGGGGTTCGAATCCCCCTCTCACACAAAAAGAGAGTAAGCACATATATCTTCAAGTAGGCGGGCTGCTTTGCAGTCGGCGTACGGTGGGTGGAGGTAGAAGTAGATGTGTGAATAGCCCGGTATTTTTTACCTAAGGAGAGGTGCAAGTCCTCTACTCTCACTAAAATTGCTATATTATGTACGACTCTAAGAGAATTAAAAAAGAGGATCCTATTACTTTAGATTACATTCTATCTAGAGTAACAGAGTATGATATATATGCACGTTATATAGGGCAATTTAAAATAGGTTATATCTATAATAGTCCATTTAGAGAAGATAAAAATCCTTCATTTGGGATATTTAGAAGTAGGAAAACAGGTAAACTGTTATTTAAAGATCATGGTAATGGTCTTTGTGGTGATGTAATTAGATTTGTGCAAGAATATACTGGCATAACTAATTATAATGAACTACTAAAGCAGATTGTGAAAGATCTGAATATAAAAAATAACACTGTTTTAAAGAGTACTAAAGCGTATGAAAAGTCTGAAGAAACCGTAATTGGAGTAGTAAGACAAGAATTCACTAATGTTGATAAAGCATTTTGGCAACAGTTTGGTATTACTCTAGATACATTAAAGAAATATAACGTAAGTAGTATTAAATACTATTTATGTGATGGAATTGTAAAGGGTATTTATAAGGATGAAAGTCCAATGTATGCATATAAGGTTTATGATAAGTTTAAAATTTATAGACCTCTAGCTGATAAGTACACTAAATGGCGTAATAATCTTACTGAATATGATATTCAAGGGTTAGAACAACTTCCTGAAAAAGGCGAACTATTAATTATAACTAAGTCTCTCAAAGATGTTATGTGTTTGAAAGAAATGGGTTATAATGCAATATCTCCATCATCAGAGAGTACATTTATTCCAGATAATATTCTAGATATACTAAAAAAGCGTTTTAAACGCATTTTAGTATGTTTTGATAGAGATCCTGCAGGAGTCAAAAATATGCGTAAGATAAGCAAGAAAACAGGCTTAAATGGATTCTTAGTGCATAAGAAATTCCAAAGTAAAGATATTAGTGATGCCGTTAAGAATAACGGCTTTGAAGTTATTAAAAACTGGTTAAATAAGACATTATGAAAGTATTAAAAAATATTTGGAAAGGTATTCGGTTTGGTATTGGTATGATATTTACTGTCCCGTTCCTTATTAGTATGTTTTGTACATACTTGTTTGGTATTGCTGTAGCTGTATTTGATTATTCTATCATTGATAAAATCAGTGAAAAATTAAGTATAGTTAAAAATAATAATACTGAACTTACTGATGAGGAAATGCTAAATGCTAAACGGGAGTTAGAAACCTTGATTGTAGAACTTGAGAAATTAAAGGAGGCACTTAATGATCGAGTTGCTTAGTACTACAATTACTGTCAATTTAGTAGCTTTAATATCCTTTATTGTTTTATGTTGTACTATTAGCAACATACTCAATCTTCTTTCGTTTAAGAAATTATTAAAACAAATCTTAGATGAAAAAGAAAAAGAGTCAAAACAAGAAAGTGATAAATGCGACTCCAACTGTCTTCGATAATATTAATTTCCGAAGTAAGTTAGAAGTATATACATATAAAGCACTAAAAGAAAATAAACTGAAAGCTGAGTACGAGCCTATAAAGTTTGAGCTAGTCCCTAGTTTTCAGTTTAAAGATAAAAAGATACGACCTATGACATATACTCCAGATTTTGTAGGTAATAACTTTATAATTGAAGCAAAAGGTAGACCTAATGATGTCTTTCCTTATAAGTGGAAATTATTTCAGTATAACTTAGTTAAATCAGGTTTAGATGAACAATATAATTTGTTTATTGTTCATAATCATAAGGAAGTAGATGAATGTATTAAACAAATAAAACAGTTAACTGATGGAAAATAAAAACGTATTAGAAGAATATGATCTGATTGTTGATCTAGGTCCAGTAAAGGACGAGGAAGAATCAGAAAATGTAGAAGAATAATATGGATTTAAGTATACCTTACTATGATGACAATTCTCGTATATCTAATAGTAATTTAGGGCAATTCTTAAAGAAAGGTCCAAGATATCTAAAAGATATGCTAGAAGGAAACGCTGAAGGTCTTAAAGCTAGTTATTTAGATAAAGGAACAATGATACATATGTATATTCTTCAACCTGAAGAATTTTGGGCACATTATCGAATACTAGACTTTGAAACTCCAAGTAGTAAACAACAACAATTATTTGCTGATAAACTAGTTGGTACTGTAGAAATTGATCCAGATTTAGCCCTTATAAAGGCTTATTCTGATGCCTATAGTACAAAAGGTAAGAGTGAAGAAAAAATACTCTTAGAAGCCAAAGAAATGGCTAAAAAGCTAGAAAACTACATAGAATATCTTAAGACTGAACGGCAAACTGAGTTGAAATCTATTTCGTTTGCTGATCTGAATATGCTAAAAACTATTAAGCAGAACATTCAGAACCACAAGAAAGCAAATGAATTATTATATAAACAACCGCAAACTTGCGAACAAAACAACGAGTTCCACATAAATTGGGAATTTCCAAAAGCTTACGAAAACTATCATTTATCTTGTAAGTCTTTATTAGACAGGCTAATGATAGATCATACTCTAAAAAAGATTACATTAGTAGATTTAAAAACTACTGCTGATGTATGGAATTTTGAACATTCTATTGAAGAGTATGATTATAGAAGACAATTAGCTTACTATTGGTTAGCAATTCATTGGTACTTTAAGTACGAACTGAATATAGATATAGATGAATATACAAAAGAAACCTATATCATTGCTATCCAAAGTAATAATGGATATGAAGTTAGAGTTATTAACTTTACTCCAGAATGTATAGAAGAAAGACTTACAATAATATCAGAAACTATCAGAAGAATATGCTGGCATAAACAAAACGATTTATGGGACCACTCTAGAGAGTATTACGATGGAGATGGATCAGAAGTGTATGATGGAAATGATAGTATCTCTGTTCTTTAATAAATGTTATTCTAATATTGTATTAAAGAAGTTATCTACCTATTTTATAAAAGAAAACCTGCACATAAGTTATGCAGGTTTATCATATACTGAATATATAAATTTATGTAAATTGTATAAGCAGCATCATTTATATTTAGGTTACTATAGATATAAAGGAGATATAGATTATCATACCGTCTTCATATTTAAAATAAATCCAAAGCATAATAGACTAATATATGCAATAAAGAATAGATATTATCATCTATTACCTCTTAAAGTAAAAGAGCATATTACTCAGTTTACTAATAAGAATGTATTTATTAGTTCAAGTGCTAGAATAAATGATAGTATTATGAAAGATGAAGTAACGTTAACAGTGAGAGAAGAATTATTTATAATGCAAATGGCTGAACAACAAGATGTTCAAGAGCCAACATTGCTTGAAGATATAAATTGCCTTGGATTTTAGTATCCAAAACTTAATTGTTTGAAAAAAGAAAGGGGTCGTTGTGAAACGATCCCTTTTTTGTTTATCCAATACGATTTATCATATCATTTAACTTCTCTCGTGGATTCTTCATATTATAGTAGGCATTAAGTATTGGAATAACTTTAATAAAATCTCTTTGCCATCCCTTTAATCCTTTATAAGCACCTCTTTCAATTTCTTCATATTTTCTACTACTCAAATAAGATACTGGATTAATAGCCCTATTAACATCTACAAATGTTTGAATTAATGGAGTAATAGAATTAAGAATATCGAATACATCCATTGCATTATACCTAGAACCAGACTCTAATGAAATCTTCTTTAACTCTAATCGTAAGAATTGAGTAAACCAATAATCATCATCGTCTGCACCCATTCCAAATAGATTAAATATAGTTAACCAAAAGAAATATGTGAATATTTGAGCATTAAACCTCCTAATATGTAAATCTATTTGTTTCTTTACGTCTACATCAGGATATTGCTCTTGTAATTCTTTTAACTTCTCATCATTTCTTCCAGTGAGTACTCTCAATAGTTTAATAAGATTTCTATCAGAACCGTATTTCCATCCGTAGAAATATGCTGATGCTGTTCCCATCGATAACTCTTTTGTCTGGTAATTCCAGTACATTGGAGATATTGTATTTTCTATATTTTTTGGAATAAAAGCACGGAACATAAGTATAGTACTAAGGGCTGGTAATAAATGAACACCACTTTTATCTGCTTCCTCAACCATACCTTCTGCATGACTAGATATAGACCCTAACTTAGCAGTTATTTCTTCTTCTAACTCCGCAGTAACATATGGTGCATACTTGGATTTTACTCTAAACCCATCTTTCATTTCATATGCATTCCATAGATTATCTTTAGCATTTCTATATATAGCCTTACGTTCTTCTATAGACTTATTAAGAAAATGGTTATCTAGAAAATCGTTCTCAGAAATAAAATGTAATTGCCCATCCTCTAATCGAATTAACTTATAGTTTAGATAAACTGAAACAGCAAACACACTGTTAGGTAAAAATGACATTAACTTAAAAGCAGCGTACGGTTCTGTAGCTCTAGTAATCATTCTACCTATTCTCCATCTATTAGTATTAGATAAATCTTCTTCTTGATTAAAAGTAAGACCATTATATTCTAATGCACCTACAAGTTTATTATTAGCTTGATTTTTACCAAATTGACTAGCAACTTTTAAACTAATTAATTCTTTTGTTAAAATGCTATTTGCAATCGTGAAATCATGCATATTATAATGTTTACGAACAAAAGCATCATTAGCATAAAAACTCCATGCAGCAACTCCACCAGATATCGCAGAACGTAAGTTCCAAGACAAACCAATATCTCTACCCCACCTTGAAAAATATTCAAATACTTTATCTAGAGAAATCTTATAACCTTTTAATGTTACTTCAGGTAGTATATCTCGTCTACCATAAATATGATAACCTATATAAGTGTGAACTGCATCTGCTAACTTACTACTTGCAGCAGGCTTAGTAAAGCCTTTTTGTCTAATAGAACCAGCATTAGTAATCAAACTATCTAGTAGGTTCAATTGAGGAGCTATTTTCTTCTTATTTTCATAATTACAAGCCATTCTATAATACTTAGTAATAGCTCCAATTAAATCATTAGTACCAGAAGCAGGATCAGTAAGCATGGTAGTATACATTGTAGGCATAATATTTATCTCTGTACCATTAGGTCTAGTTTCTACCTTTACTCCATGTATTTCATCATCTGGTTGAATACCAAATGCATCTACCATATAGTTTCGAGTTCCTGTAATGAGCCCCCTACTACCCCAATAATTAAAGATATTACCATTAATTTGCGGTAACTTATAGTTATTCTTATAATTAGAGTGAGTAATTTTATCATTAGCTTCATTCATAACATCTAGAATAACATTTCTAAGATTAACTAGAGCAGGATCTCTCATTACAGCATTATAAGCCTTCCTATTATCATATTCTTTAATAGATAATTTAGGTTGCTCTGCCTCTGGTATACTGTTGTCGTAGTTTTTATTATAGAATTTAGATTCTTCAGATGTTTCAGCCCAATTGCTATTTGGTACTCTATGCATATACTGTTGACGTACTGGTATTACTTTGGTCATATAAGAAGCATAGTGTTTTACTCCTTTATCATCTACCCATATATCCTCAGGTGATACAGCACTTTTACCTCCATTTTCCTTTGCTAGATCACTAAGTTCAGATTTAAATAACCTAACACTACCAACAGTTTTTTTAGTACGTTTTCTCACATTATACATTGCTATATCAAGCTCTTTGATTTTATCCTTAACTGCTTGAGGCATTCTAGTATAATCTGGTTCAAATTTATCAGTTCTATATAACCTCAATAGATTGTATCTGGCTTGATATAATCTATCATATATTTCACCATAATCTTTTTTATTTTGCTTAGATACCTTCTCTTTAAACTCATCTGTAAGCTCCCATCTGGTATTACGCTCTAACCAAGCACTATACAATGTGTCACTTCCATCTGGAGTATATCCTTCGATATTTTTCATTCTTTCCATTTCTTCTAAGAAAGCATCCATGTCTACTTTAGACTCCAACCCTTCTTGTAGTTTAGCATAAGCTTCTGTAAGTTCAGCAGCTATCTGTGCTTCTACACTACCTTCTGGTTTTAATTCCCCAGTAACAGGATCATAAGGGTTTGCAAGATTTCTTTTTTTCTCTAATAACCTATTATATTTTTGATATTCATCTATTGGCATTCTTTCGAATCTAGGTTTATTAGTGTTACTATCTCTGTACGGTTTTAATATATTATCTATCTCTAGATTTACTTCAGATAGAGCCATATTAGCTTCCATACTTAGATTAGTAAAGATAGCATAAAATTCTGGCGTATATTTTCTTTCGCAATTCTCAGCTTTCCAATCATTATAATCTTTTTGATATTGTATCCATAGAGAAGGATTAAGTTTAAGCTCATCAATACTGGCTAATTTATGATTCTTTAGCCAATCTTTTCTAAACTTATATTTATTGTTTTGATATACACCATATCTACGATCTCTAATTAAATATCCAGTTTTTTTACCATCTACATCTCTTTCAAATAAAAGATTATGGTCTCTTGTTTCTTTTGCTGCTTTATATAATTCAGCATACTTACGATAAACCTGTTTATGAGTCATAGAATTAACATCACCAATAACTTTTCTCAATAGCTTGATAACAAATTTAGGTGAGTTTACAGGAGTAGCGAAGAATCTATGATACCAATTTAAATCACCATCAAAAGTAAGCCAGTTCATCAGAGCTCTATCTATATTAGGGTCTTTAGCTTCTTCCATCTCAGTACGCAAGAACTTTTCTACTGTTCTTCTAACTGAGTTCCCATACATGTAACCAATGTTTTCTCTATCTATCATCTTTTTAGATGAGAATTCTCTAATCAATCCATCTACTACAGATAATATATTATCAAATTCATTAGTACCTAATATATTTTCATAGATATTCCTATTAAATTCTGTATTTAGCTCATTATAAAGTTTACGTAAATTACTCTCATGTGGGTATAAATACTCAGCACCAAAATTATCTAAAGCAGTTCTTAACTTAGTAAGTTCTTCAGTATCATTTGTTATTTGTGCAGTACTTATCTTCTCATCAATAGTTTTAATTACTCTCTCTGCTTCATCTAGACTATATAGTACATTATCTACATACTCTAGACTACCATTAAGGAAATTCGTAATGTTATTGACACCTTCCACATCTGTTATAGAATTCTGAATACTTCTAAGATTGGATAGTAACTTATCATTACGTAAGTTTTCATTTCTATCAAATTTATCTTCTATAACATTGTACCTTAAAGAAGCCATACGGTTCTCTGCTGTTTTAACCATATCAGAGAATACAGATCTGAGTTTGATAGAAGCAATTTCTTCACGCTTACTAGCTGCTGGTAAAACATCTGGTATATAATCATAAGAATCTTCTCTTTGCTCTAGAGTTTGATATGCATTAAATTCAATAACATTATCTACTATTTTATTAATTAGATCTTGATGAGTAGTATTTTTACCAAATAATCTCTTAAACCAATCAATAATTCTTTGAATTAACGTTTTTTCTCCTTTTGTAGCAGGGAAGTCAAACATATTGTGAATGACCTCAGGATTAGAAAATAGCTCTGCAGCAAACTCATATACATTCTTACTAGCATGGTCATCATGCTTTTCTGCATACTCTTTTTGAATCTTTCTAAGTTCATTCGCTGCTTCAGTATTTGAAGCTAACGAGTCTAGAGTAATAGCATGGGCTATTTCATGTAATAATACATTTTCTAATGAACCATATCTACTGAAATCACCATTTCTATTTACTACAATCGCGTTAGATTTTCTGTCATATATAGCAGGTGTCCAGTAAGTAGCTTCAGGATACATTTCATTTAATGGTCTATCTATATATTCAATAGATACTGGCTGCATATTTATTTTACTAGCAACATCATTGAGTACAGTAGCCATTTCAGAATCCATATTATCTAATAGTTCTTTACTATTACTATAAGATTGCATAGATTCTAATTGACTTATATTTTCTGTGTTACTATCTGCTAGATATATGTTATTATCCTGAGTAGAGAATGTACCTTGATTATCTATTGATTTAATTTGATTAGGTTCTCTAGCGACAATCTCATAGTTTTCTTTTATTGCCTTTCCAGAATTAATATTTGGAATAACTCCGTCATACTTGTTTATATCTTCAATATTGTCGTTCCATTTTTTATTGATGTCATAATCTAATTCCTCTTTTGATTTTGTTTGAAGTTGTGTTTGCAGATCTTTAAGTTTATCTTTGTATCTCTCTAAATTTTTCTTATGCATTATATTTTGAAGTGATCCTTCTTTTCTGTAAAGTTCATAATCTGGATCATTTCCGTATAACTGTTCTTCAATACCTTTTATAGTAAATTTAGTTGTTTTAATATCCTCTTGAATTTTTTCTTTTAAAGTAATAGGTTTTACTTTTTCTCTACCAAATGAATTTATCATTTGAAATTTTTCATTTGGTACCGGATTCTTAATACTAAGAAATACAGGCATTAAGATATTTCCATACATTTCAGAAGAACTTTTTTTTGGTGAAAAGTAAAACCCTAATCCCCAATCACCAGGATCGGTTGCTCCTCTCCAACTCTTAGAAAAAGCATCAAAATTTTCTGTAGTTCCATGCCACACCAAAAGTGGCTCACTATTCTCATCTACTACTTTGGATACATTGGTTTTATCTTCAGATTGCCAGTCCCCAAACCACTCTTTAAAGCTCTTAGAATAAGTTCTAGCCTTAGCTTGAATAGCAGCTACTCTATCACCATTATAATGCTCTAAAAGGTCTGAAAAGAGCTTAGATGGCTCCCCATTGGGAGCCTTATCTATGCCATTACCATTGTTCTGCGACCATATATGATAAGCCGCTGCTTCACTAGTTGCATTTTTTAATTCTTCAAATTCTCTTGCAACTTCTTCATTTTTTAAATTAGGACAAATTATTTTCATATATGATTACTTTATACAATGATTCATTTCATCTGTAGGAAATTCATTCTCATTATTGAATTCATTAGTCTGTTCAGTCTGTTCATTTTCAGAAGTAGAAGGTTGTTCAATAGTGTTTTCTACCACTTCACCATTTTCATCCATACTAGTATCTACTAATGGAGCTGAATCATTTTCAACAGTACTAAACATATAATCAATTGTATTTCTTGAATAAAATACTCCACTTAATGGTTTACCACTTACCTTATTAGTTTGTGAATTAATTTTTGGTACAATCTCATTGTTAATAATATCTGGAATATCTTCTAAGAAGTTATTATCATATTTAGCAAATCTTGGAGCAACATTATTACCCGGAATAATAGAGAATCTAGATATGTATTTGCTACCAGTAGTGTATGGAGATAAGTATTCAGATACAAATCCTTTACCACCTTGTCTAAATCCTTTCTTATTTACTAATATATATAATGGTTTATATGTTTTGGTTTTACCATCATCTTTAATAAATGTACCAACATATTTGTATAGATTGTATCCACCAGTAGCATTGTTATCCCTCATTTTAACATATGGGTGATACAATGGAACATCAGTATCATCTTTACAAACATATCTTCTAGAAGATCCTTTAATAGCTACAGGAACTAATCTATTTCCGACTTTTTCTCTATGAATATAAATACCTTTATTACTCGTATTTATTACAGGAACCATGTTATTATCCTGCCAGTTATTACGGTAGATTTCGTCTACATCATCTGGAGTAAATAGATTAGAGAAATTATCTATATTTTCCTCTAAAGTTCTTACAGTTTCATAATAACCAAGTTCATCTAATACCCTAGTAGGTATAAAATCAAATAGAGAATTCAAGTGTTTAGTACCATGACCACTAAATACTGCATATCGAACTAAATCATAAGCTAAATCATGTAATTCTTGATTATCACTATCTAATAATTCTTGCCAGTATTCTCTAATCTGTCTACTAGCATTAGAACTAATATCATCTGAATAGTCTAAGCGAATATAGTCTATAGCTTTACCTGTAGTATCAGTTACACCAGTAATACTATTAAGGAATAGATTACTAATCCTACCATTAGTAACAGATATAATTGGGTATTTACCACCTTTAGAAGCAGCATCAGAGATAATATCAGTTTTAATCCTATTAATCCTCTTAGCAATAGTATTAGGACCAATGAATAGGTCTCTCAGCTCTTTCATACTATTAATTAATGGACTACTAGTACTATCATACAATGCATAAGCTCTCCAGTAAGAATCAATAGCATTAGTAAATGCTGTTACAGCTTGTTTATCTTTTACTTTGGAAAATCCACTAGCATTAATAAGGGATCTGAATACCCTATAATACTCATCAGAAGATTGTATATTAATTTTGCCAAGTAAATCTAAAGTAAACTTGATACTATTGTCAATCTTCTTCTGTAAGAAGGTTTCATTAAAGAATTTATTAACCATTTCTGGCGTGAAATATGGGCTAGTATAACAATCAGCAACATTTTGTAGAAATGTCCTCATTTCAATAGAGTTCTTACCAAACTTCTTAGTATCTACTTGGGAAGCTTTTACAAGATCAGACATTGCCTGAGCCATAGGTTCTAGTTCCTTATATAATTTATATACGAGAATTTGTCCATAGTAATAGTCAAAATCTTTTTCTTTATCATTAGCTTTACGAAGAAGATTTTCTAAATAACCTAATTTTCCTTGTTCAGGAATTTCAAACAATACTTGATCTGTAACTTGTTCATTCTTAAGTAATAAGTCAAGGTTTTCTTTATCCTCATTAGATTTAGCTAAGCTCTTTGCTTTAGTAACAAATTTATCATATACTTCCTTTTCCTTCTCTTGGAATCTTCTATAAAATGGTTTAGTGTTATCTATGCCATAAACTCCCCTACTCTGTATATAATCATTTGCAAGATCTTTCATGATCTCTTGTGAAACAAAATACATAGTATTCTTGCCAGCACCATTTCTTAATAAAAAGTTAGTAAGATTATAGGTAAATCCATTTACATTTAGCTTGATAATATAGTTATCTTTAGCAACGTCAACGTGAGCACTAATCAATGCAGATAACCAGTCTAGAATATGAATGTCATCTACACCACTTACTTTATGCAAGTTACCTATATTCGGTAAGTACTCTGGAGATTGCATTACTAATTCAACTAACTGACCTAATACATGATGCGGGTTATTTAATGCAAATGGTCCAATACCACCTTTACTATCAGCGAAGTCTTGTTTTAAAGTATCTTGATATTCTTCTGTATACTCATATAAAGCAGCATCATTCTTTTTATCAGGGAAATACTTCTTTACAATACCGTTTTTCATGATGTTAACAGGAACATCCAATGGTCTAGTAGTATCATGAGTATTTTTAGAATCAAGTAATGAAGCCATAAATGTATCAATCAATAGGTTTTCTATAGCACCTTGAGATTGTTCATTCATTGACTTGTTATAATCAAATTCTGTCTTAGAAGATATATAAGGATAAACTTTATAGGTTGCATCTGTGACATCATACATAACATTAGAATTCTTACTTTTAAGATAATCATTAACCAATGCTGCCATATTCTGTATAGACCTTCTTGTAACAGGTTCACCATCTTTAATAGCTAAGATTTCATCAGCATATTCATTAAATCCACTTAATGCTAATTCTATTTCATCTTTAGTTGCCTCTCTTCCGGGTTTATTACTTCTACGAGAAGTATAATTATATCTTGTTAAGAATAACTTATCAATATCAAAGTCAGAACCAGTTCTTGCAGTAAACTCATCCGGTAATATAATTATATCTCCTGCTTGAGACATTACTACATCTTTAATAGTTAAAGCAGCAATAGAAGACATACCCTGAGTAGGTACACGATATGCCATTGCAGATGGTGAAGCATTTGGACCAATTATATTGTTATCCATTAACCACTGCCTAGCCTGTAAGAATGACATATTTTCATACCCGGGGATTATGTGTTTCAACAGATTTATTGAAATAACACACTCCATAGATCTATCATCTGCAATTAGTTTAAGTCTTTCACCATTATTAATTTGGTACTTAGAATATTGACCAGCTTCACTAGCTTTTACTTTATCAATAGATTTTAAACCAAATGAAGACATCTGTACAAATGTACCACCCGGCAAATTAATATCTACAGTCTCTTTGTTTACTGCGGATATAATCTTTGTAACCAATTGCTTAGCTACAGGAGAAGCAGACAATGGAACCTTAAAATTACCAGTTTCATCAAGAGTAACCTGATCGATAATATCAGAATCCATATTAGAGGATATCATATCTCTTACTAACTTATCAGATATACCTTGCAGATCTTTAAAAGAATATGTGCCATCTTCATTCTTTTCAGCATGTAAGTCTTTAAGAATTCTGTTGAGCCCTCTATCTGATAGATTGTCAATAGCATCCATTGCTAATTTAACCAGTTGTCTACCGCTAACTTTCTTACCTTTTCTACCAGTAACATCTTGATCTACACCACTACTAGAAGGGATTATATAGTCTCCATCTAATCTAATGTTTGAGAATACTGTTTTCATAGCCTGAGTAACCAACATACGCTTTTCAGCATCATGAGCTTCAATAGGCATCTGATTAAGTAAGTTGCCAAAATTCTGTTGTCTATATACAATAGGTTTAGAATAGGTTCCTTTATCATCCTTTTTGAATTCTTCTGTTATTTCATTTTGAGTAGCATCTGTATAGAAATCATACTCTTTAATATTACCTACCTTTACTGCGGATTTTGTAGTAAACATATCAATAGGATTATTAACATCATTCATCCTATCATACAATACTCTTAAATCTCCAGTAGCCAGTACTTTAAATAATGGGAATATAGCCATCTTATTAAAGATAGGCATATTAATGAATTCACCGGGTATTGGTTGAAGTATTTCATTACCAAAATATACCATCTTTTTAGGAGATAATACAGCAGATAATGTATTTACATATTTTCTAATATCACCTAAATCATCAGCATGCTGTTCGACATAATCGATAGCTTCTTCTACTTTAGGATCTAATAAACCTTGACTAGCTAAGATAGCTTTATACATAGTAGGTGAACAGTATACAGATGCATCAGCTTGGTTAATTGGAGTTTCTTCTTCATTAACCTCTATATTACCATCCTTGTTCATCTTGATATCACCATACAATGACAAGTCACGTTCTGTGCTCTCTTTAGCCTTATCTTTGATACCTTGTGGTATACTTTCATTGTTAAATAAGTCACCAGATTCAAATGCAGTATCAATGTATTCTTTGGTGTATTTACCAGAGTTCTCCATTAATTCTCTTACATATGCATCATAGATTGCTTTATATAATTCTTTTGGTTGATTAGTGCGTAATTCTACATCTTTCAATCCTGCTACATTATATCTACCTTGTTTGTATCTAGCAACCTTATTCATTATGTGATTAGGATCAGAGAAATCTGTTCTAGGTCTATCACCAGTTGACAATGTACCAGCAAGACGTTTAGATACATCAGGATAATTTTTAAAGAATGCTACATCTTTATACAAGATCTTTTCTGTTTCAAACATTGATACAAAGTTATTAACAGTAAATGTAGAAATAGCATCATAAATAGCTATATGGTTTCTATTTAGTTCATTTTCCTTTCCTGCTAATGTAGCAATATCATTAGATAACTTATTGGCTCTATCATTAATAGAACTTACAGGTAAGAATTTATTTTTATAATACCCATCATTTGTTTTCTCAATTAGACCTAATCTTTGTATATAATCTAATTGTTTATCAACAAATACTCCTAATGTAGTATTTAGATCTTCTTTCAATTGAGCAGTATTATTAAAATAATCCATCAATTCTTTATCACTCATTGAACTGAAAGATATGTATTGTACATTACCATCTTCAGTATAGTGATATACACCACGAGCAATTCTAAACTTACCTCCTTTACCGTTATCCTCACCTCTTTTACCAAAGTACATGGTAGGTCTGTTGGAATCATCAATCTTATCTTCTACTAATTTCATTCTACGATACTGTAGAATTGCATCATATTCACTTCTATAGTATTTATAGAATTGATTTAATACATCGTCAGAAAATCTCATTTCAACATAATCGTCAACAGGAGTAATGTTTAAAGTACGACCTTTAAACATTTTTAATCCTTGAATTGGCATATATGTCTTTTTATCAGACATCGTAGGTAAGATAAGAATATCATTTTCAGAACATACAAATTTAGAAATAAATGTTTCTATTCTAGGAGCCGATTGATAATCTGTACCAGTATTACCAGAATTATATTCTGTAATATTAAGTAAAGTACCTACAGTAAGTCTAGTATTAGGACTGTTCTTTAATGTATTATAAACTAGTGAAGAAGAGTTAATAGGACATTTTAATAATCTACTAACATAATTTCTATCATTATTAAGCTTCTTAATTTCCAAAGTAAGATAATTATGCTTAGATAACGGGTACACTGTAGTATTCTTAGGTCCTAATACTTTCTCCTCTAGATTATTGTTATTAAGCTGATAATGAACAATAGCTAAGTTTAATATACTGTTTTCCCCAGTAAACACACCATCAATAGATCTTTTAATCCTATCATTAGGTTTGTCTTTAACAGGTCTACGCAAAATTTCAGGAATTGCCTTGGCTAAACTACCATCTCTATTACTAGATAATAGTTCTTTAGCTGCTTGTAGTATTGTAGGCTTATTAACTGAATTGACTGACGATACCTTATCTACAATGGCTTGATACAAAGTATCAAAATTAATTGCAATACCAATCTTATTATATATATCTACATAGCTATATAAGACTGCATTGAAATCTTCATTGCTAGTAGATTCATTCATTCTAGCTAACCTAGTATTTAATGTGTTGATATCATCTCTAATAGTCTTTAGTAACTCCATGTTAGGCTTACGATTACCTTCTGCATCAGTAATTACCATATTACTGTTATAGAAGTTTCTATTCCAATCTGCAACTAGTCTTTTACCATTACGTAGATTAACACTACCACCTAAGTTGGCTATGTATTGAATAGTATCTGTTCCAATATTTTGGAATCCTACTGTAAGGAAGTTGTGTCTATAACCAGTAATGGTTTGAAATATTTGAGTCTGAAGATTAGAATCCTTTACTGAGGATAACTTATTATATACAGAAGCATAGAAAGGATCAGTTTTTGCTAATTGAGCAGATTTTCTGATTAATCCATCATAAGTATCTTCATCAAATAATTTATCTACAATTCTTCTCCAAGCTGTAAGAAATGGTGTTACTCTAGGTATACCAGTTTCAGCATTCATATCTCTTACATAACTATCTGTAGCTTTATCGTATACACGATCTTCAATAGAAGATAAGAAAAGTTTTACAGCAGGTCTAATATTATGTAATACAGATACTTCGTAGGAAGCTTTATCATATTTATCAAAGTTTTCCTTTTCAATTTCGCCACCATCTCTTTCCTCAGTTTCATCATATTCCTGTTCTTCTTTTACCTGTCTTAGGCTTAAAGAATCAAGATAGGACTTAATATCTTTTTGGAATATATCAAAGTGCTCATACAATTCATTAGCAGCTGCTCTTTGCTCTGGTGTAGCATTATCATCATATGATAAATCCTCAAGTAGATCACGCATATCTTGATAATCAATCTGTATTTTTGTAAGATCATCTACAAAAGATTGTGAGCTTAATGATTGATTAATATAAGATATTGCAAAGAATTCTACAGCCTGATTATAGTTATCAAGAGATTTTATGTTTTGGAAAGTGTACCCATGTTGAGTAAAGTTTACCCTATTCCTATAAGCTTTCTCAAATCTATCTTTAGCTTCTTGACTTACTGGAATATTAGCATACTTACCTTCATATATACCTCTAAAGATTTTAGTAGGAGTAGTTCTACCAAATAAAGACATAATGAAATCTCGTAGTTTTTCAAACCACTTAGTAATCCTATAAGACTTTCTTGGAGTCTTATACATCATATACCCTCTAAATTCTTCTGCTAATGCTTCTTCTACATATTTATCAGATGCATTTTTAAGATTAGGGTGTATTCTACGATATTCTTCATATACTTTATTTCTTTCTTGATCAGAAAGTAATAATAGAGATACTCTATGGTATGCTTCGTGAAATTCTACACCAGCTGGATCACTATTATATAGTGTTATACTATCTTTAGTCATATAAGACATAGCTGTTGCAGGCATATCAGAAGATACAGCTACATCAATTATATTGATCTCTGCATCTGTCATACCTAACTTTTGTTTCAAGAAATTTTTAGCTTGAACCTTATTCAGTTTCTCCTTAGTAGTATATTTTTTATTAGGAGTAAAGTTTACTTTAACTTCTTTTTGACTACCACCCATACTAGATAAATCATTAAATGATCTACGTCTTCTAGATGGTTTAGGAGTTTCAGATTTAGGAGCTTCTTCTGTTGCTGGAATTGCTGTAGAATTAGGTATAGTTGTAGGCATATCTTGAGTCATACCATCTGCAATTACATATGGTCTTTCATATCTTCCTGCATTAAGATTAGATTTGATCATACCATTTCTTATCATCCAAGATAATAATGTATGGTTCATATCTTCTCTAGTAAATACTATACCATCAAATAGTTCTAATCTACCACCTGCTTTTTCAACACTACTAGCTAATCTACCAGAAAATAATAGATTCATTTTCATGTTTACTGCTAATTTCTCATTCCCTTTTGAAGGAACTTTAAAAGGCATAGAACCATTAGATAATAACCAGTCTTCGAAATGCTTTCTCTCTTGTTCTTTCTGCGCAATAGACAAACCTGCTAAGGATACTTCATTGATACCATAGTGTAATACACCAAATTGTCCTTTATTATCTATATACAATTGCTTATTACGCAAATTAGCTTTTGCAGAATCACTAATATCAGAGTCATTGTTTACAGAAGTAGGTTCACCATAGTTTAAGAACATTTCAATAATATCAGATGCAATTAAATCTGTATTATTTATATTCTGCCCACCCTTAAAACCACTTCTAAACACTATAGTAGAGATTGCCTCTGCTAATTTAGGATAAGAATTGAAACGTGCTAGAGATAATTTTAATGGTAACGGTCTACCAGACAACCTTTTTTTACCATCGATAATATAATACACACCACCAGAAGTAGTACCAATAAAACCAGTATTATCACCTTCTACGGTAAATATTGTACTTGTACCTCTAACACCAGTACTATATCCAAAGTTATTGATTTCTTCATCTAGATTACCACTAAACTGAAATACATCTTTAAATTGTTTATCATTTACTGGTATCTCTTGAGAAATAGTACCTTCAATAGCATTATGCAACAACAATCTAGTAGGAGTTACCTTTATTCTAGTATCTACCTTATTTAGTAAAGACCCATTTGAATCTTTCATTACAAACCTAGAGATAATTTCTTGTCTACGTTCCCGTAGTTTTCTTATCATCTCAGGATATTCTTCTGGAGTAAGATTACGAATATTGTTCGGACTTCTCATCGCAACCCAATACCTTTTACCATTTTCAGTATTAGTAATTATTAATCCTACTCTGGCATAATCATAGGTACTAGGATCATTCCATTGTACTGTTTTCTTACGAATATTATCATAGTAAGGTGCTACAGAATATTCATAAGTAAGTTTATCTTGTTTAGTTTTAAACAGCTTAGGTAATTCAGAGTTAGGAGAGAATTGAATTCTAGCACCGCCTAATTCTATAGTTTCACCAATATTAGCAGTAGGAGTATAATGGAAAGTATTTAAAATACCTAACTCACTATTCTCTGTGAATTCAGCTAATTCTGAATCACTAATAGCATCAGGTGGAACCGAACCGGGGGTTACTGGTGTAGGTATAACTCCATCTTTGGTTGCATCGTTAACTTCTTCTTCAGTTAAATCTGCTGGTTGTGGATCAAACAAATCATCTACAGTAATCTCAGCGACTTCTGCTGGTGTTGTCATTTTACCTCTAACATTCTCTGGCATATTGTAGTATGCAGTAGAATATGCTCCCTTAATAGCATCAAAATGTTGAGATAACTTTTCTCTATCCCTACCAATAGCTTCATACATATTCAATGCTACTTCTTTGAACTTGTATGCTCCTAAGTTAAATGCTTTACCAAGCATTGTCAAGAAAGCTTTGAATATTTTTGCTTGCTTTTCAGCTTGAGCAGCAGGATCAAATGCGAACCCTAAAGTATCATCCTCAAGAAGATCAAAGAAGTTTCTTGCTGCTTCATTAAATTCTTCTCTAGCATTTGCAGTATCCTTTTTAGCCTGCTCAGTTTTAGTTGCTTTTGGTTTAGATTCTTTAGCTTTCTTTGATGTTTTAGTAGGTTCCTCAACAGCACCACCATATTCATTAAACACATCTTCGGATGAGACACCACCTGTACCACCAGCAAATGGGTCTTCATCTGCACCTAATATTTCATCATTAGTTTCAACAGGTTCAGTTTTTGCACTATCGTTATTTTGGGGCTGAACTTCTGGTTCAACTTGTGGTTGCTGTTTTCTTTGAGTTAAACCGATATCTTGACCTTCTGCAGCAGCTATGATGGCTTGATCTGCTTCACTTAACTCTTGAGATGCAATATTAGCTTGAGTAGGTCTAGCAGATTTCCTTACTTGAGGAGTAGGTTTTTGTTCTACTTCTGGTGCTGCTTGTTGCTCAGTACGCATTGGACCGGTAGGAGCAGTGACAGGCTTAGAAGGGACAACAGGTTTAGATGCTGTTTGTTGTTCAGTAACCCCTAGTGCACCTTCTGCAGCTTCTTTACTTTCAGCTTTTTTAGTTTGATATAAATCAAACATTTCACTAATAAGAGTATCTCCTTGATGTTCATGAATATTTCTTAAAGCAGTAAGTCTTAATTTCTTAGATTTCTTATAAGGTTTAGTCTTACCTAGCTCTATTATATTCTCTCTTTCTACTTCCTCAGTAGGAGTAATTCTACCATTATCTATACCATGAAATGAATTTAAGATCTCTCTATTCCTCTCTAGCATTAATTCTGCTAATATACTATCTTCTGTAGCTTTATTAAGACCAGATACGTGTTCGTTCATAGTAACGAACTGCATAGCTGTATCTACATTGTTAATAGTGTTAGCATTATTTTTATACCAAGATGGCATACTCTTTAGAATAGATTTCTTTCTAGCATTTAGACGATATTTCATATCCTCTAATTTAGCTAAAGAGTATTGATTACCTCTGAACTCAGATTCATTTTTACTTTCATTCAATTGATTTATTGCTGTATCAATCTCGGTAATCATATTGTTCATGATATTCAAATGTCTTTGCCTATCATAAATTTCTCTTAATTCATCTTTAGATACAATTTCATCTTGAGTAGTAGCTGTATCATTAATTTGTCTATAAGCACTATCTATAGCAATTGTTAGGCTTTCCTCTGATATAGGATCATTTACAAAATTATTCTTAGCATTATCTAATTCTTGTCTTCTTACTCTGGCATTTTGAATAGAAGAAGTGTACTCTTTTTCTGCTTGCATTGCAAGACCAACAAGTGTACCATACTCTTCTGTATCTTCTTCAATGTCCATAGTCTTAGCTAAGGATTTCATTTGTTTACTCTTAGCTAAAGAAAAAGCTCTAGATGCAAATCTAGCTTCTTCTAATGCATCCTCTCTGTTAAATCCTTCTGGTAAGTTTTCTGTTTTACCATCAGCCAACATACTCCAAGCATTTACAATCTCAGCTTCATGCCCTTTTAGTTTACCACTAGCATAAGTTATTGCTTTTTCCATCTCTTCCTTAGAATTGATTTCATTTGCAGCTAACTCATTTACTCTATCCATCCCTTGTGTATCTTTCACAAGAGAATAAGCACCTCTGACATTAACAGTACCTTGAATAGGAGATAACAGACTTGCAGCAGCTCCTAACTTAACATTATTCCAATATTCTGTATCATTTTCATATAATGGGTTTTGATAGCCAAATGGACTTCCTAGGATGTTAGCTACAGTTGTAGCTTTCTCTTTATATGCTCCTACTAAGGATGATGCTAATCCCTCTATATCTAAATCAGAACTATCAAAGTCCCCACGCTTATAGGCTTGACCTGTAGTATATTGTGAACCTTCCTCAATTGCTTCATTAAATGCAGTTGCAGCATTACGCAATGCTAAATCCGTTCCAACATATGCTGCTTTTGCGGCTCTATTAGCCCATTTTTTTGTTGCAACATCAATAGCATTTCTACCTAATACATACTTGGACATTTTCTTTTTAGCTTGACTAGCTGCTAATTCTCCTAACCCTTCAATAGGGTTCATTCCAAATGCAACTGTATTAAGACTTTTCCCAATCCAACCATCTGCAATTTTTCCAAAGTAAGGAACCATAAGAGCATCTTCCGCTAAATTGCTTGCCCATGTGATAGCCATGTTTTGGGCAAAATCTCTGTCCAGACCTTGTCTTGCTTGAGATATAGCATTACTTAAAGATTGATCCTCTATTTGAATTTGACCGTCAAGAATCTTTTCAAACAATTTATCATCAGTAAGTTTGCTGAACTCTTCTGGTAAATCTTGTGATCTAGCAGCATTAACTACAGCTTGTACAGAACTACCGCTTTGACTTAATATATTAGATACTCTATCTCTATAATCATCTGATACGTTAGCATTAGCTTCATTCTCAGCTTGCTTATAGTTAGAATATATCATCATAGCAGCATTACCTAGATCTAATGCAATGCTTAATGCTCCTGCTGTAGCACCAATAGCCCCACCTGCAAGAGTACCAGCTCCGGGAGCTACACTACCAGCAGCAGCTCCAGTTAATGCCATAGTACCTGCTTTCAATAGACTCTTAGTCATTACGCTTTTTAACGCTGTAGTAGCATATGGTGCTATTTGCCACATCCAAGCAGAAGAAGAAGAACCTACAGCAGATGGTACAGAATATATCCATTTACTTGGTTCTGTCCATTTAAACTCACTATTCTGTTCCATAGCTCTCTGGAAACGTTCATCTACTTTATATCTAGCAATATCAGCCTCATCTGTAGCTATATCATCATATAGTTCTTGAGCTCTATCTTTATATGATTGTAATTGCTGTTCTTGCTGTGTACGTATTTCTTGAGCATTACTTAAATCAGGTGACACACCTAATGCGGTCAATCCTTCTTTTGTCTGATTCAACTCATTATCTACTTCCTGTAATCGAATAGCTATGGCATCTGCTTCATTACTATCCTGAGTAGTAGATAATTGGTTAAGAAGAGAATTCTTCTCAGACATTAAATTATCATATGCAGAAAATAGGTTAAGATTTCTATTAAACTTGTCTATATTTGGTAATACTTCTCTACGTAACACACCTCTAGTATTTGACAATTGCGCTTCATTCATATCACGAAGCATTGCCTTTGCAGAATTAAACACTAATTCTGGAGTACTAAGATCATTAGAACTTTCATCTAGAGTGCTTTCTGTATCTAAATCTTTATTATAACTATCTTTGTTATAACCGGCTAAGTCCCTAAGCACCAAAGTAGGATCTACAGTAGATCCTACTCCAATACTTGAAGCATTAGAACCATCTAGATATCTTTCGTAATTTTGTCTACGAAGTCTAGTGGCTAATGATATATCTTGTATATTATTTTTACTGTCCATAGATTAATTCTTCATTATCTCCTCTGTAAGCAGCATTTAATTTAGAACCCATTTTAGTATATTGGAATTCTTCTAAGTTAGCTCTTTCCCTAGTTTGCTGATTAGTAAGTACTTGACGCATAACAGGAACCTCTACATAAACCCCATCATACTGGATAGCTGCAGCATACTGAGGATCTGATAACCATCCACTACTTTGTATCTCTCTATATGCAGCATTTTTATCACTACCAAATTTGATATTAGGTTTCTTAACAATGTCTCCAGAAGGACTAGGTAATCTACCATTTAATGTTGATAAGAACTTATTAAAGTCTTCATTTTTAATTAGCTTTTCAGGGTCAGTTTCTCCAAAGTCGTAGCCATTATCAATGAAGTATTGTACTGGAACATATGCTTTATATTCTTGAGTAAATTGCTCATCACCGGGAATACCATTTTCAATAAGTACTTTATTAGTAGGTGTAACTCCCACATTAGGAATATTACCAGCAATAAGGTCTCTTTCAAATTTAACTCGATTTGGGTTCCAGTTAGCTTCATTAACGCTTAAACCAAACTTAGAGTTGATATATTGTTCAGGTGTCATCATTCCATAAACGCTATTACCAGAATAAATTGGAGCACCTGCTAATCCTCTGACCATAGAAGATTTATCAAGCATAGCATCATTAATAAAGTTCGCTTGTGAACCAATATCTGTAGATAGTCTTGACACAATACCATATGCACTCTTATTTCTATTTAAAGGTAATTGAGTGCCATTTTCATCCACTCTGTTAATATAGATATCTCTATATTTACTATCAGGAGCAAATGTTTTTTGTATTCTATCAAACTGTGAATTATAAGTTAATTTGTTTCCTCTTTCAGATGTTTGAGGGCCATATGGTCTGTTCATAAGTGTAGCAGCAAGCTTTGTAGTAAATTGTACTGGAGAACCTTGAGCGTTCTCTGTAGCTTTCAACTGTCTACGATATGCTTGCTCAGCAGCCATCTTAGCATACTGATTAAGCTCTCTTGTTGGTCTAATGGTTCTATCAATATTAGAATCAATAATTTGTTGCCTAAACCAAGCTTGAGCTTCTTCATCTGTAGCCCCAGTTCTTTGCTTAAATAACTGCATATGCTTCTGTGCTTCTGGAGTACTAACGATATCATTATAGTGAGCATCTGCTACAGCTTCAATATCTTCCTTTGAATTTCCAAAGTAATCGTAACCACCTTTTGTATATAGATATCCTCTTTGCAACTTAGCATAATACGGATCAGATAACTCTCTAACATCCTTATATGCTAAAGGAGATACATCATTATAAATTCCAGAAGTAAGTGTATCGTAGTTAGCAAAATCAACTCCATGCCACATTTCATTAAACTTACCAGCAGCTGCTAACTTCTGATTCATTTCCATTCTTTGTAGCATACCCTCTCTACTTTGTTTTAAAGTAGCTAATTTATATCTATCCACATTATTGATTAAAGAATTAATCTGAGCTCTACCTTCTGGAGTTTTAAGAGAATCGATATTTTGTGCTAATTTATCAATAATAGGTTTAGCTTTACCCATTGTCTCATCGTACCAAGCCTTAGTATCTTTTTCTGATGGTGATCTAAAATCAGACCATTTATCCAGAGCACCAGATAAATCTGCAATAGCTTTATCTACTCTAGCATTTGCTTCTTTACCTAGAGTATATAATTGCTGGAATGGTAGAGGAACATATGTATTTATGAACTGCGCTTCTGCAGGACGATCATATCTATTTACCATAATTATCTATTATAATATTGTCTATTCATCTGTTGAATTAACTCTGTAGGATTACCATATGCTAAGAAATTAGCTAGATATGGGTAAACCATATTATCTCTTGCTGCTTGATTTTTCATCTGTCTGTTTACTTGAGACCACTGCCCTAATTGACTAACAGCAGCAGTACCAAAGCTTCTAGCAGCTGCTCTATTTTTAGCATTTAAATCATTCGCAAGAGTTCTACTTTGAACAAACTGTTGACCTAAGTTATTTAAAGTATTAGCGTATTCTCCTAAGTAAGCATTATCAGCATTTTGTTTAGTAGCATACATATTAGCATTAGCAGCATACTCATCAACAGCAGCTTGAGTTCTTGCTGCTAAATTAGCACCAGTGTTAGCATTAATATTTGCTAAATTATAGTTAGAAATAGCTCTTGATCTACTGTTAGCTAATCTTGCAGGTTCTATATTCATTCTACGTCTAGCCATAGTATTAGTGATAGCACCTGTGTAAGGATTCAAAACAGTTTGTTCATACTCTGGATTACGTAAAGATTGTAGAGTATTATATACTGTAGGAGCCAATGACAACCAGTCTGGAGAATAATCAATATTCCCAGCTTTATCTTTTGGACCCTTTTTATTACCAGCTGTATTTGATATAGGAGATAAATCTGGTTTTGCTGTAACTGGTTTCTTAAATGTTTCTAAAGGTTGAGTATAAGCATCATTAAAACCAATAACTGGTTCTTCAATATCAAGCATTGGAGCATCTACAAAGTTATAATTAGGAACCGTTTTAGTTGAGCTTGTACTTGGAGTTTTTGTAGTACTTTTACTTGGTACACTTTTAGTTGTATTTACTGCAGGAGTAGGCGATACAGGTTTAGTTGGTACAACAGGTGTATCAACAGAAATCGGCTCATCATTAGCATATGTAATAGCGTCTATACCATCTCCTGTTACAGGAGCATAAAAAGCAGGAGCACTACCATATGTTTGAATTATACGCTTATTTGGATTTAATTGGATATTTGATCTAGATTTATCTCTATCACTAGCCGCACCTAATACTGAAGACCAATATGGATCCCATTGCTGAACGTGTCTCATATATGCAGGAGTAGCAGGTGCTTTAGCGGTCACCTCTACATCTGGTAACTGATCAGCATAATATAAATCATTATTCCTCCAATACTCTTTTCTATTCTCCAGTAATTGTACAGGATCTATAGGCTTACTTAATTTATCCTTAGTTCTAGTCTTAGCATTTTTTGGTGTTTCTACTGGAACATAATGTAAAGCTTCATCTAGTGCTTCTGTGTATATATTTGGACGTCGAAGACTATACCCTTTTTCATAAGCAGGAATACCTTTCTTTTTAGGTTTAATTCCTTTTTTAGCTTTTACTTCCTCCTGTTCTGATAATAGATTATCATATGCAAAGTTAGCATTTCGTTTATTTAACATATTTGTATTATCAGCAAATATATCTTTACCTTTACTTGGCTTCGTCATTCTAGTAAGTTTTTTACCTTCTTGTGCAAAAGTTTTATTTGTTCCCGGTCTTTTAATTTTGTCAGATAATACTGACTCTAAATTAGACGCATCAATTAAATGATTATCTGTACCGGGTCTATTATTAGGAATTTGCATAATAGTTCCATCGTCCCCTCTGATAACCTCATTATTGTCTACATAGGCTAAATCAGGAAGTATACCACCATTCTCATAAGTATATGCTAACACATTATCATCCCAATATTCTGCTGTTTGATTTGCTGCAGCATTCATACCTAGTTGAGTTTTATTCATGGTTTCTTTTCTGCGCCGCATTTGTTCCATCTGTTTTTTGCGTCTTCTAGATCCAATCCAACCAAAAGCCGCTCCTAATACTCCACCAGCAGCAGCACCAATTGGCCCTCCAATACTAAAACCTGTTCCAGCTAAAGAAGCAGCACTACCTAATGTACTACCTATAGCATCACCTGTAGAACCTTCTCCTGATAAACCAGAAATGGCAGAGCCAAGAACATTAGCTCCACCAAGGTAATTAGGCAGTTGATCCATGCCAAATGCATATGCTGGTACGTTTTTCTTATTAATTTTCTTTTTCATATTATATCATTGAGTATCTATAAGCTGTACTAATATAAGGTACTTTAAATTCATTACCACCATTACAATCATACTTATAATTACAGATGAGATATTTTCCCTTCATTCTGTCCTTATAAGACTTATTAGCTAGCTGTTCTACTTCATTTAGCTTTAATGCATTACGAGGAATTGCAAATTTATAAGTATCCTCTCTGTAATCAATGTCTTCACTAGTTAATGTTTCACTAGTTTGCCTTTTCGTAGTAAATAGTATCAAATCAAAATTAGTATCTGTAGTAAAATCACCACCATATTCAACATTATCAAATGTTTTAGTTTGTGGATATTCTGCATTTACTACAAACTCTATTTCAGATACTTTCGTTTTATCAGAATCTAAATTAGCTTGTTCACCACCATTGTACTTAAATAGTTTTAATGATTTAAACAAATATAGTTTATCACTAAACTCTGCATAATAGTCTGGATTGTAGTTATAGAATGAAGTAAATACTCCTAGTTGTTCATTAAACGCTAGTGTTTTATCTCCTAGAGTAAACAGAACTTCATTGTATTTCTTATCATATACTGCAATAGGATCTTTTTTAAATAAGTCTTTATTCTTATTCAAATAAGATTGAACCCCTTTTAATTTAGATACTGTTTGTAACTGACCATTAAAACCACATATCTCATTACGTTTACTATCATACCAGTACACAGTGCTATCTGATTGAGTATTTGCTCTTAACTGGTTTGGACTTTCACCATTCATTGTGGTAAAATAGTCATATCTATCTAGTATACCACCAACACCTAGAGTAAGAGCACCTGGGTTATTATCAGTTATAATAGAACGTTCATTCACTGCAACTGTGCCAAAAGCGTCTGTTTGCCAGAATACTAAATTATTTTTAAACAGTTTCATATCATTAATTGGACCAAATCTAGTATCTACATCAAGATAATTAGCTACTTTAAATTTTGTCCACGAATCAGTAACTTCATTATTTGTTTTCAGTTCTGAAGATATGATACGAGTGTCTGTTAATAGATTATCTATATTATAGATAGATTTAGCTACAAATTTCTTTGCATTAGGCTGAGCAGAATATGCGTCATTGTATGCATATGATGGAGTATTTTGAGTGTATAAATCTCCAACAGTTACTATATCGTCTTCTACAAAATGATTAGCATATCCATCACCAGCTTGATAAGTTCTATTTATAGATGAATCAGCATGGGTTAATGCTAAATTAATACTTGATTCACATGGTATGAACGCACCTAAAAATAATCTATTTGATTTATTATTATAATAATCATCTGTATTGTAACTAAACATACAGTTATTATAATCAAATATGTTTAGATAAGTATCGCCACCATAACACAACACTGTGGAAACACTAGATTCAGCACTAGCTCCTGTAGTAATATACACAGAATTCTGTACAGCAGAGTAGGAATTGCCACCATAAGCATTTACACTTTGTTTCATGTTGCATAATACTACTGCATTTAAATATCTAGCACTTGAAGATCCTGATGCTAAAGATATGTTAGAGATCATGTTATCACTTTTAAATATAGCACAAATTCCATGTGGACCATATTTTCTAACATTGTTTGCATCAGTCTTATCTACTTCACCATCTCCTGCAGTTCTAATATTATCCCACACCCAGTTATAATAAACTTTGTCACCAATAGTCACTGCTTCAGCATTATACCAAGGCTGATCACCGTTTGTTAACCAAGGACTACTAGGACCAGCATATTTTGCACTTTCTATTGCAGCTGATTGTACACCACTTTCAACATATAGTCCATAGTATTTAGCTAACAATGCTGCATAAAAATCATCATTATTTATCACAACACATCCTCCAGATACATAGCCATTACTAGGTTGATTACCTAATGTTTTAGTTGGTTTTATCGTAGTACCATCGTACTTTATAGATCTAGCATTTGCTAATACTTTTGTAGCTCCAGCTTCTGTAATTCCCCAATCACCGTCCGCAGTAATAGGAGATGTCATAAATCCTACCTTTTCAACTGTTTGAAACTTATCAATTAATGCATCAGCATTTTCTCTGTTGACTGCTATTTCTGGAGATACAAACATGAAATAATTGTTAGATTGTGTATTTGACAAATTAAAGGTATATTGGAAATCTCCATTGTTGTGAGTCTTTGCATAGTAACCGTGCTTGTTCGAATAAGCTAGATATGGGAAAGGTGTTAAGATGTTAGAATCTCTATCATAATTTGTAATACAACTTACTACACCTTGCGCTAATATGGTTCTATCAGACAGTGTTCTTTCACATCTAACTATTTCATATCTTACCACATCTGAAGGTAAATTCTTTACTTCAAATTCAATACCAAGTGGTTTAGTAACAACTGATAAATTAGACCCATAATCACTAGCTTCATTGGAAGTAAAAAACTTATAACCAGAATCTTTATTAGATGGCATTCTTATATCACCTATCCAATGTACAGGGGATGCTAAACCTTGTTTATTGTATAATACAATACCAAATCTATAAATCTCATCCCTCATATATCCTTTTACTTTGGATTCTATTTCAGCATTAGAATAGTTTGGTATTTTGTTACCAGATGATAAACTTATTGTATTTGATTTATCATTACCTTCATAGTTAATACCTAAACTAGTAAGTGATCTTGAAGAAGCATTGAATGTAAATTCTTCGTTTATCATTCCTCTGGATGTAGTAGATGCATCTTCTAGTAAATCTGTAGTAATAAATCTATATGATACATTCTTGCCTTTTCCACCTTGTATGTATCCTCCTGTTGGAGAAGTAGTGTATTTGTATGCACTACCATCTACATTAAATGGGCATATGCAATCGTGATCTTTAGGTATATTTGTAGTAGTTAATGCTGATAGAGCAAAGCTTAACGAAGAACCAGAGTTAGATAGCAATAATACATTACCAGATGAATTAGCCCTAAATGCTCTGGCATCATATTCTACATCCCATGTTTCCTCAGTAAGATTAGCGGCGAATAATCTATTGTCTTTAGATTCTATTACTTCAGGTACAAATGTGTAATTAGCTAATGAATTAAATTCATCAATACTTAATTCTGATACTAAGCTACCATCTTTATCTTCATAGTTTATTACAGAACCAGTGCCAATAACTATATCATCTACTATAGATATTACAGGTACTTCATTCTTTGCCTTATAAAATAAAGAGATTATTCTAACTCTATCAAATCCAGTGCTATTATTTCTTACCTGTAACTTTATGGACTTACCAGTATTTTGTCCTTTAGAACTTCCTCTTACAGCATTGTAATTAGTTTTTTGGTCTTTATCACTCAAATGATAAAGAGGAGTAAGTGGAGATATTGCAGACTCTGTACCTCTTACTTTAAACAATTGATAACAGTACTGTATCATTCCAGATTCTAAACTACCTGTTCCAAATCCATTAAATTCAAATGGAGGTAATGCAGCCTTTGGTAGCATTACTATAGTATCCGAAGTAATAGATGAATTACTAGATATGTGATCATCATCCACATTGATTACTTTAATTTGTGAATGACCATCTGCCCAATATACTTTTACATTATTACTTGCTTCCCATCTACATACACTACTAATTGCAGCTACGTTGCTAGATGATACTTCTATATCTAAAGGTCTATTAGTTACTACTTTTGTTACAATTGGTTCCTCTTGGGATCTAGAAAAATCAATTCTATAGACATTATTGTTATTTGTACCATTAACCTTAGTAAAAACAATCGCCCAATCTCTTACTGTGGTAACGTGTATAATAGTTTCACCAGACAAATTTGAAGAAGGTCTACACATTAAGAATCCTTCTATATTTTGCATTGCTGCAAAAGAAGATCCTTCATTCGTTAGTATACGAATGTTCTCTGCATATATATATTGATTATCCTTTAACACAGAATAATCTACGTCCATATTAAGACCACCAGAGAATGTATTTGTTTGTCTTCTTGCACTCATAATTAATTGGCATTATATATATGTTGTCTAGAACCAGTATGACTATAAAACGTATTATGATCAAGAAATTCTGTATGTATCTTGTTCCATGTATTTTTAATAGACTCTAATTCATCTTCATTAGGTAGCATAGCTTCTGCATATGCTTGCTTACAGTAGAAGTTCCAAGAATTACGCATATCATAATATATACGTTGATTCATTTCCCCTCTTATATACTTTTGAAATCCTATCTTTTGTGCAATGTACCAGTAAATTGCTTCCATATATGAAGCACTATCTGGAATCAATGGATAACCATCTTCATCAGTAGGTATAGCACTGTATGATAATTTTAGATATCCACATGGTGCATTTGTCATTATATAACCAGGCTTAATACTATATTGCAAATCCCAATTAGGATTAGTACTTGTATTGCCTCTCATATAATCTAAGTTAATGGTATGCTTATTTATTAAGTTCCTAAGTATTGTCTTCATGTTTTTATTAGTATTTAGCATTTCTAGTGCTTCAGTTTTATCAATATTACCATATAGATCTACAACTAGATTTACTAATACTTCATCTTTAACCCATATTTCAGGTTTCTCACAATCACAGCATTCATCACATCCCCAAGCAGCAAATGAACCTGTAGCTTTCCTCATAGGAAACCAAGGACCATCACAATTAAAAGAATACGCAACTTGATGTAATTTATGTAAGTTACAAGGTAACTGTGCTTGATGGCAGTTTATTTTGATAATTGGGGCACCTTCTACACCTGAAACAATGTGTTCAAACTGTTGTACTGCACCAATTTTTTCAATACCTTCAGCAGCCCACTCTCTAAAATCAGAAATCTTAATTTCATCTTCCTCTAACCCTAGATCTGCTATTACTTTGGCTATCACAGTTTTGATTGATGTTAATTTCGTTATCATAAAATTTACAGTTCTAAGTAATCTCTTTCCTTATTTTTAATAATTTGGGCTAGCCGCCTCTTATTATCTCTAGTCATTACTAATTGATACATAGTCTTATTTGATGTAAGCATATTATGCTTATTCCAATAAAATCTATATTTATAGAAATTTGAATGTTCATTTAAGTGATATACCATTTTACCTAGCTTCTTTGATTCTGCATAATCTATTCTAAGGCTCTTTCCAGAATACTCTTTAGGCTTATGTTTAATTACACTTAATGTACCTAATCTACATGGTAGCTTTATTTCTTTACCATTCTCTATTAGTTCATCTCTCAAGTATTTGAAGTAATCATTAATTACTCCTCTAAACGTTTTATAGTCTACTTGATATAATGGGTTATCTTCTATGTAATCACAGTATGATTCATAAAATGCTCTACCTGTGTATGATTTAGTTTCCATTCATTATTGTTTTACATCGTTAGTACTATTATTTGTATTATCAGTAGGTACAGTTAACATTATATTTAGCTCTTTGCTAAATATTAAGTTCTTCAAAGTAGGAATCATATTAGCAGGGATAGGATATGGACCATCATAGTCATAACAATCTGCTGCTTTTGTAGGGTCTTCTAATATACCTTCTATTTCTACATACTCTAGAAAACCAGGTCCATTTAAATATAAATGATTATTCTTTAAGTAAGCGATATAATCATTACATGTGTATTTTCTACTTGTCTGATATTTAGCTTTTGTTTCATTACCAACCTGAATCAGATTACCATGCATATCTTTAACTGCTACTAGACCAGTGCCAAAATGCAAATCTATAAATTTAGGTAATTCTTTATCTGATATATAATGGAACCCATTAGGTACTCCACATGTACTTACTTTGGATATATGCAATGGACCTAATGTCTGTATATAGCTAGGATTAATATCTCGACCTTTATCTAAATCTTGCTTAATTAAATAGGCCCTATATTGATGAATCCACTGTTCTACCTGTATACGTGATAAATTCTCACTCTCAGATAGATTACTATCTCTGTAAGAGAGAAATATATCATCTATTATTGTATTTAGTGAATTAAATATCATAATTAATCTAATAAACTTTTTACAGTTATTGTTATTTTTTCTTTATTGTTTGTAGCTTCCTCAAGTAAGGACATTAGTTTGTTAAAAGCTATTTTAGAATCACTTACCCAGTCTTCTTTTTCGCCATCCCAAGTACCTACAAGAATACATCCCTCTGTATCTTTAGAACTATTACCAGTATGAATTCTAATACCACTAAAATTAGGTACATTAAGGATTTCTGGTAATATTTTCTTAAATCTTGGAGAATGTGTTAATTTAACTTCATAAGTACCTTCAGGTATTGCAGTTTTACCATAAACCTTTTCTCCTTCTGGTCTTACTCTATCTTCGATGGTATCACACAAATGTTTATCATTGACTAGTAGCTCTCCAATAGTTGCAGAGCTACCAAGAAAGATTCTATTTAATTTTAATTCCATTATGCAGCAGGTGTTTCTAATGCAGTAACTCTAGCTTCCAAACTTTCAAGATCCTCACTTAGAGTGGTTAATCTAAGGTTCAACGCTGAAATCAATTCTCTTACTTCACTATCATTATAGTTCTGAAGACTAGCAAGTTTATTTTTTTCTTGTGTAGTATAATCTTCAGTAGATAGTCCTTTACCTTCAACTTTATCTTCTTTGTTTTGTTCTAAATCCGCTATCTGTTGCTTTATCTGAGAAATGTCTTCAGTAGCTTTATTATTAACTAAAACCCATTTAGTACCATTAAAATACTTTAAATCCCCACCATTTGGATTAGATGATAGATCTGCCCAATATTTAACAGATGCAGGATTAGGTTGAATTGTACTAGCTAGAATGTCGTATTTATTATTATAAAGTGTACTCATATTATTTTAAAATAAAAAAGGTTGACTAAATAGCCAACCTTTGTGTTTTAGATTTCATTTTCTTTTTCCTCAGTAGGAGGATCTATATTGTTTTCTTCCGGACGAACAGTAGAAATATTTTGTAAAAGTTGTTTAAGCTCTTTCACTTCAGCTCTCAATTCATCAAGTTCTTTGAAATCTTTTGTCACATTGGTTGTTATGTCCGAATTTACATTAAGTATTTTTAAGATGTCTTCACATCTCCTCATCTCCTCATCAATCTTACTCAGGCTCTCTTTTTTGATTCTACAATCATCAAGAGACTGCCTAACCATGTTAACAATCTGTGATTTTTCTGTGGCTATAGTAAGACCAATATTTGAATCGGTCATCATTGTTTTATCTTCAGATACTGACAGTTTTCTTTGTTCACCATCACACGAAATCACTAGATCCACGAGCTTACGTCTATTTTGCATAGGCATCGGAAATTGTGTCGGTGGCACTGGTTCGTCATAGGGTTTTGATACACTGACTACCGTTCCTAAACTGTACGTTGTGTTCTTTTTAAAAGTACCTGTTATTTCGAGTACGTGTATTCTAGTACCCGACGTTAACTGAGAGAATGTCATATCTTTATAAGTTTAAAGAATATGGGCAACTCTCATAGCTGCCCATATATCTTGATTAATATTTAGGCAGCTGGTGCAGGAGTATAATTCATCAACTGTATTACATTGTCACATTTATTAAAATATGCAATGTATCTGTTCCCAGCACTAACTTGTGAACCAGTAATTGGTGCACTTGAAGCATTTACTAAAGGTATATTGTGAGTATTAGAAGCAGTACTTACAGAACCAGAAACTGAAATAAACACAGGTAGACTAGCTCCCGATGCTTCTGCCGTGTGGCGTACCTCCAAAACAATTACACCTTCTTTAGGTAATCTACACCATACTTTAGGACAGATACCTAATACTACATTTTCAGTGGACTCACCTATTGCTATAGTTTTTACTTTAGGTATTACTAGATCTAAAATATTTACGGTGTTATTTCTACCAAATGGATTAAATACGAAAGGATACATAATCGCCTCCTTTCTTATTAAGCGCAACAGCTATCGCCGTATCCGTAAGGATAACCGTAACCGTATCCATTCAACCCACCATTACATCCATAAGGATTACATGTTAAGTAAGCAGGAACTGGACAAGGTCTAATTTGACTTACAATGTTTGCAGTTTGTGCTTGTTGAGATGCAGATAATTGAAGAGCAGCTTTGTCTTCACGTAATGAATCGATCTTATTCTGCATTTCTCTCATCTCTAATTGACAGAACTTGTCATTGATAATCTGAGTCTGAGCATCTATCTTAGCACCAAGAATGTTAAATCTTGTAGCGTTTTCACTAGACAAGGTATTGAAACCTGAAGTAATAGCGTTCTGCAAAGTATTAGTTTGCTGACAGATAGACAATCTGTTATCAGCATTCATCTGAGTTAAGTTCAAATTAACTGCATCGATTGAACGCTGAGTTGTGCAGCAGCAGTCGCTAATAGCTTTGATAACGTTACAATCACCAGCATTTACTGCATTAATTACTCTTTCTGCAGAGAAGCCTACTTCACTACCAACTTTACCAATTGCATTCTGGATAGAACACAAAGCGTTGTCAATTGACTTAACATCGCAGTTCAAGTTAGTAGACAATGTATTGATTGCATCTTTGTTACCATTGATAGCTTGCATCAATAGATCTGTGTTGTTATTCTGGTTACCCATAGCGGCTAATCTTGCAAAATCAGAGTTTGTTTCTGCTTGGTTTCCACGACCGAAGCCGTTTCCACCCCATCCGCCCCACATCCAGAAGAGCACGATGATGAAGATCCACCACCAACCACCATTGCCACCAAACATGCCATTACCATTATTCATCATGGCCATTAAAGCAGCAGGGTCAAAACCTTTATTAGCATTCTGCATTAACGCAGCGATACCAGCATCAATACCACCACGATCTTGTACAATAATTCTTTCGTTTTCTAACATAACTTTAATTTTATTTTAATTGATTTAAATTTACTTTTGATAATTAGAAATATCTAACAGATGTGTTACGAGTTTCTCTTGTACTACGCAAGCCACGATCACGCATTTCTCTTTCACGTTCCATGCGTTCACGATCATCTTCTCTGTAACGTTTGCTATCACGATCTAATTCTTCTCTATCATATCTAGAGTAAGGATATTGATAGCTTCTAGCCTCATAGTCATACCCTCTTTCTCTACCCATACGATGTTCATACTCTGGACTACGATAGCTATGACTACCATGCATACGTTCATATGCTTTATAATCATTTTCATCATCGTCACACATTAGATAAACATAATAGTGCCACATCTTGCCTTCGTCAATGTCTTTGTCACATAGCCAAGCTTTTGCCAATTCTGCGAAGTGTTTGGTATTTGCGCTGCCAGTCATAGCAACGACTGCTTTGTAATAATCTGAATAGATCATATTCATGGCAACATACCAATCCCATTTGTTATGTTTTTCAGATTTTAAATTTATGCCCATTTGATTGGCAACGGACGTTGTCTCTTCAACCGTCCAATGAGGACCTTTTGTACCATCCTCATTCTCCATACCCTCTACAGCATAGCGAGCATGTTCCTCATCAAAGTGAGGGCCATTAATAGCTTCATACATATTTGCAGCCAATTCTGACTTCAAAATAGTGAAACCTTTCTCCAGTAAGCTACCCTCATGCTTCTCTAAAGCAGTAGATAATTTATCTATAGCCTCTGATGGAGATTGATGGCGTTTGATTTGTTCTAATATTTTGTTCAAATGCATAGTTTCAATTTATTTATTGATTAATACTAAATTGAAATATTTTGCAATTATTTTGATATTTTGATAACCCTTGTATCTGTTACTTGTATTAAAGGGTTTGAATTAACTATTTGATAATGAGGAATTATATCCTTTTTAAAATTTAAAGTAAATAAGCGCCTAAAGAAACCTTTTTTACGCCATACTTTCTCTTCATATATAAATAAATCTTGACGATTCTTTATATCCAGCACATGTGTGATCATGCTGTCTATTCTTGCTATTTTGATAGTTGTCAATTGATTTGGCTTTAACTCTACTGTAAAATTCCTATCTACTGGAATCTCTTGAGTTATTGTATCCGAAATAATAGTTTCTACTGATGCGACTTCTTTTAATTTCTTATCCTTTATTTTAAGTTCTTTAGATTGTTTTCTTAGTTCTTGTACTAAACTATCTTCAGAATTCTTGAAGTCATCTACAGTTAATTGTAATACTTTGTTTTGTTCTTCCATTCCTGAGAGAGCCTTCTCATAGTAATGTAAATTCACAGAAGTTCTAGCTAACGCATTATCTAGATTATCTACCTTTTTATTTAATCTGTAATTATCAAAACCTAAAACTGCTATCAATAGTATAGCACCTAATTTTATGTAATGTATAAAATTCACTATTTAATCTTTTTAACCAATTTTCTTATCTTAGGCAAATCTTCTCTATCTATAGTAATATCAAGATACTTTTCGCCTTTTTTACGTATGAACTTATTTAGAAGTTTCCAAGGTCCATCTGGATATAATGTAGCTAAGTTTTCTATAACAGACCATAGTTCTACTCCAGCAATAAGTCCTGCAAAGAATTCTACTAAGTGAGCATCTATAGATACTAGTATATTAGCATCTATTTGATTTGCAAACCATATAATAGCACCACACCAACCAAATTTGCGTAGGGTTTTCCATAGTCTTCTTGATTCAAACTTCTTTTGATTTTTAAACGCTATCTTACCTCCTAAATAAGCATCTACTAATATGATTAGTAGTAAGATAAATAGAACTGTCCATAAGGGTGTAAAACTACCTGCCACCCAACTAAATGCTCCTGTTATCAAGCAAGAGATAAACTTGGCTGGACCATCACTGAATAGTTCTTTAAAGTAGTTCATACTAGATACTCCTTGGGACAATAAAAAATATTGATGAATTTTATTTAACATAATAGATTGATATGAAAGGAAAACAAAAACGCTAACTAAATTTTACTTCAGTTAGCGTTTGGTATTTTTTGATATGAGAATTGATGTTATAACGTCTTTAGTTACTAAAAGTTCTCTTATATAAATTGACACTATCCTAAGTAATAGCGGTTATTAACTAACCTAATTTAATTACTGGAAGTGCTGTGTTAAGTTCACTTTTTAGTGAGGTGGTATATGAATCATTATTAGCATCTAGTAACCAAGCTGTAGTAGCATCTTGTTGAGTAGAAGACCAAAAGGGTTTATGACTAAAATAAGAAAAACCAAATATATCAATTACCCGATCTTGTAATTCTGATCTATACTTATGAATTATAAGAAGTTCACCAATAGATGGTAAATACCAATTAGTACCAATCGGTACAGGAGTAAAACGATATGCATATCCAGCAGCATACTCATTTGATCCAGCAACATTTTGAAAGGTATCGTGCATTATTTCTGTATTTTGTCTACCATTAAGATCATCAACACCAATTCCAACATCTGGTACTAGGAAAGTATCAAAATTTTCAGGACACCACCTGTAGCCATTAGATAGATTTACTCTAGGTGGCAATAAAAACGAACCGTTGCTATCCACGATAGCAAACCCAAGAACTTGTGATAGGTTGGTATTGGATAATTTTTGAAATTCAGGAAAAGTATAAAATTTCTTATCCACGTGATATACATATACTCCTTCTACTGCAGGTAGATTTGGATACACTTTCGTATTGCCAAGAAATATTGCGTCCACCTTAGTTGTTCCCAACATTACATTTGTTATATCTGTACTTCCTAACTTTATCATATTAACCTGTAATTATATATAACGTTGTTGCTGATTTACTTGATAATGCATCATATGCAGATTGAGTCATAACCCTAATACTTGCTACACCAGATTCATTTTTAACAGGAGTATAACCTAATGCATTAGTTACATTACCACTGCTTAAAGAAATAGTTCCAGAAGAATTTGTAATGTTACTTCCAGTTTTTACTCCACCCAATACAGAACCAGTTGCCGTTGGCAATGAATAATTATTAGCATTAGTGGCTACACCATTTAATTTGGTTACCATTGCAGAACTCATTAGACCGTTAGCAGATGTAGTAGCAACTGCATATGTGGTATCTTTAGCAGATATACTTAATTGTCCTGCAGTAGGAGTAAGGGTTACATTACTACCAGCTACTACATTAATTGTTTTAGCTGCAGATCCATTAAATGTATATAAATTTGTACCCTCTGTGCTTCCTCCTGCTACTTTAAATATAAACGAATTAGCAACTTTCGATGCATTTACTGCAGTACCTCCACTAGCTAACGCACCAACTTCAGATGCTGTATAGGTAGGCTTAGATGATCCAATCCAACTAGGTTTACTTGTAATTTCAGTCCAAGTATAAGTTGGTTTTGTACTAGCTTTAGCCCAAGCACTAACATCGGATGCTGGACGAGAATTACTTAGTCTCGAATCATTTCCTTGACAAGCCGTACCAGCTGCAGTACCATATGTTACACTAATTGTACCAGATGAGTTAGTAATACCAGTACTGGTTTTAACACCTCCTAATACAGATGAAGTAGCTGCAGGTAAACTATAATTATTTGCATTAGCTGCAACACCAGCTAACTTATTTTTTTCAGCTGTAGTATAATCATTTGTACTAAGAACTTTCCCTGATACTTTATCTACTTTGTTACCTAATGCTGAATTCATTGCAGCAGTGGTTGCATATCCAGATAAATCTACAGTTTCACTGAGTTTATCCCATGTTGGTGTAGTAGATGTAGCTACATAGTTTGCACCAGTATCATTAACATTATAAACATCACCTATTGTTACATCCACAGTAGGTAAGCTAGAATAACTAGCAACAGATCCTTTTACTCTATAAACACTACTAACTTTACTATCTACTTCCGCTTTTGTATATACATTGCTTGCATTAGCTTTAGTAGCTAATTGTGTATCTACATAAGATTTTGTTACATCCACAGTAGGTATAGTAGGTTTATTACTAAGATCTGTATAACTACCAGAAGTGGCAACTGTAGCTAAATTTGGTTTACCAGTTAAATCATTATATGCACCACTTGTAGCAACTGTAGCAAATTCAGGTTTGCTTAATACATTATCCCATTCAACTGAATCTGCCATACCACCACCAGTTGCACTAAGCACTTCACCATTCATAGTTAAACCTGAACCAACTTTAATACCCCCTTTAACTGTATCCGAAGCTGTAGGCAACGTGTAGTTGCTTAAACCTGCTAACTTAGTTTTCTCCTGAGAAGTGTAGTCATTAGAACTAAGTCCAAATCCATCTACCTTATCTACTTTACTTTGGATAGCTGTAGTATTAGCAGCAATAGCAGCAGTATTTTGAGATATTTTTTTATTTATTTCAGTAAAATCTACTTCTGGTATATTGACCACTGTCCATTCCCCGTTTTGTCTAGCATATTGTTTACCATCTAATGGAGCTTCTGGAATTACTGGATTATTATCCGAACTTAGGTATGGGATTTTGACCCACTCCCCGTTATTTTTTACTTTGATTACCATAATTAGATATTAAATATTTGTCTACCAATAGATTTAGCATTATCTCTACATTCTTGAAATGCTTGCCATTCTTCAAAGCGACTGCGTATTATTTCCCCATTCATAAATTGTTCAACCATATTAGATTTTAATGCTGCTTCTTCATCTGCACTATATTTAGTTCTAATAACTTTACTTACAAAAGACTCATAAGTTGGTTCTTCATTGAATTTTAATTCGTAGTAAGCATAACCATGTATATCTTCAGAATTAACTTCTTCAATATCCCATCTAACAGCCCATTCATTCATTCCTAGGTATTCTATTACTTCAGGTATATGATCACCTTGTACTTTCTTTAATTCCATAACTACTTAATAATTTTTGTCTATAATCTTTAAAATTATAAGATCTCGTAAAGCGATACCATAAATTATGACAGTTTCCATATTTACACCATCCCCAATAAGCTGCTAGTGATGTTAACCTCTTATTATTACTTTTATAACTTAATTTATGAATAAACTTCTTTTTGATATCTTTCCTGAGTAAAGTATGACCGTGATAAAATACATAACCAATAAAATCTATACCTCTTACTTCTACAGGAAATATCTGCCAATTACGTTTTATTTTTAATTTCAAGTTATCAGCTAGATATTTTTCAATCTCTTGTAAGCAATATCTTAAGTAATCTTTATCTGGGTGTAATATAACAATATCATCACAATACCTGTAATAATATTTTATTTTTAATACTTGTTTAATCCACCTATCGAACCAAGTCAAATTCAAATTTGCTGCAAATTGAGATATGTAATTTCCAATTGGTAAACCTTTTGGTGTAGAATAAACTACATGATGTAATAATCTTAATAGTTTCTTATCCTTAAATACCTTTTCAAATTGTGAGTACAACACATCTTGATCTATAGAAGGAAAGAACTTTTTAATATCTAATTTTAAACAATATTTTGTGCCTTCTTTATCAGCTTTTAAATCTCTTTTTAATCTCTTTACTCCATAATGAATACCTCTTCCTTTTAAACAGTTAAAGGTATCTGCAGTAAATCTACTAACAAGGTAAGGTTCTATAACATTCATTATAGCATGATGGACTATTCTGTCTGGATAATACGGTAGCCTATATATCTCTCTTTCTTTGTTACCACGATCGGCGATGATTGTATATACGCAGTATTCCGAAGTACGATAAGTATCTTCAATTAATGCCTTTTGTAACCGGACCAGATTTTCATATGGGTTCCTGTCAAATTTCTTAACGCCGTATCTTTTAGTTTTACCTAGCCTAGCTTTCTTTTCAGCCCGGACCAGATTTTCATATGATATTATCCTGTTAAATAAATTGCCTATTCTTTTCATAAGCTATTTTGGTGGTAAGACCCGTTCGCACAATACTACTAGGGTCTCTTCAAAGCACCTGTTATCTTTTACCTAGAGGTAAGGCTGATCTAAGTTCAACAAACATTTTTGTAATTATCTGAAAGTATCTGTTAGTTCCAAAATTTCACTGATATTCGTCTATGAATTCGAGGATGCATTATTAGCATTAGCTATGAAGACTCTGCATTGAGAACCATTATCTGAATTACCTGACTGTTTTTTCAAGTATAAAATAATGTGACAGCAGTCTTACTATAAAGTCATCTCATAGTAATTCTTTTAGATCCCGCCCTTGTTATTAATATTTAATTATCTATATTACTCAGGACTATGCCTGCATTTTCTTAAATGTATCTGAATCAACTACAACGATCTTACCATAAAAGGCTAATCTTGCACCGATACTCGCCCACGAAATCGAGGAAGCATTAAAAGCATGAGCCACGAAGACCCCGCATGGAGAACCATTATCCGAACCACCCGACCGTAGGAAGATTCTATTTCCTGTTGGATTAAACCAGCTATAATCGGAATAGTAAGTAGTTTCAGATCCACCATTTGATGTAGGAAGTACGTCTCCATATTTACCTTGAGCTATGGTTTTAATCCATCCATTATATCCTGCTGTTGCAGCTGGATTAGGTTCATATCCTACAACTCTGATATTAGTAGCACCTGCTGCTTCAAGCTCTGCTACATCCTTATCTGGGAATGAACCTCCGTCATATACAACGTATTTACCTTTTAAAATGTTTATTCCTTGTACAAACTCCCACTTACTGTAATAGCAGTCTTCAAGTCCTAAGAAGTTAGTTGAGTAATATCCAGCATCATTATTTACAGCTGCTTTCCCATCTCTATTACCTAAAGCCTTTGTTCCACCAGTCCAACCGTAGTTATATCTCTTAGTACCTCCTGAACAAGGAATAGCACTATTGCTTGTACTAATATTAGTAGTCTTATAGTAAGCACAAAACATTCTAGCTATAGTAGCATGAGACCTATAATCACCAATACCATACATTGAACCATTTACCTTTGCTGCTGCAACGAACTGTGCCATAGTTTTAGATGCTGTTGATATAGAAGATCCAGTACTAGTCAACGCTCCTCCATTTTCATCTGAAATTATTCCTTCAAATGTACCTAATAATAATTCTGGTTCCTCAATGTAGTCATTATCAATTTGTTGTTCTGATATGTATGTTCTCCAAATACCTGGGCTTCTTTCTATAGTTTTGTGATAGTATTTAGGGAAATGTACCATTAAACTCTCCTTTCTAACGGTTTCGTAAGTAGCACCTGTACCATCAGGCCATTTATTACTATCTATTTCGTTTAAGTAACTAATCAATGCAGCATCATCTCCATATGGTTTAGCAATACATCTCTTAAACTTACTTCTTAATGATTCAATTACATTTCTATTACCACCTGTTAAACATGTAGTAGATGAAGCAGTCTCATTATTTTCATACCAATATGCCAGAGTATCTTCTATATTACTACTCGTTACAATTTGATTACAATACCAAACTGCATTGTATGTACCAAATAAATATGATTCCCCACTTAACGCATTATATTGTGCACTACAGTAAGTAGGTAATAATGTTGTTTCATCAAGCCCATTATTACTATACAACGATATTACACTCCAACCAAGACTATTTGGAGATATTTTTCCTTGAATTGTTATAGTACCTTTATCTTTATAATTTCTAATAGTCCACTTACATATTGCTTGTAAGTAATCAACAGTAGGATGACCGGCAGTAGCATAATCTTCTCTTAGTAAACCATCTGTAATCAAAGTGCTCCAGTTTGGGAAGTTAGCATATAATGCTACATTGTAGTTTTCAAACCCTGCATGGTATCCATCTAAAGTATCAGCTTCTAGTCCACTACCTGTACCATCATTACCAGCATGCCATACTTTACTACCATTTACAGTTAAATTCTTTGCTTTTACTTCAAGTGCATTTAAATTAGTGGCATTCATACCACTTATTGTCATGTTATGGGTGTCTGCACCTGAAACACCATACTGTAACCATAACCCACTGGTAGGATTGTCAACAATTCTCCATGCTGTATTTTTATTTGAACTTGACCCCCATATAAAAGCTGAATCTTCTGTAGAACCAGTTGTAGAGTTTAATTTTATATTATATTTATTACCAGAAACATGTAGATTAGCATCTGGAGCAGTTGTACCTATACCAACTTTACCATCAGATGTTATCCTCATTCTTTCGACGTTATTTGCTGAAGTTCTAAAATAGATTTCGTTGCTATTTATATAAGTATTATATCCTTTGGCTGTAAGGCCGTAGCCTATATGAAGATTATTAGTATTACTAAGTCCAAAGGCATCAAGGTTATCACCATTAGTATCTTTTACATAAATAGTATGGGAATTGTTCATATAGATGTGATCCACATTAGTCATATTACCACTAACATTCGCACTACCATCAAATGCTTGTCCCCATATAGTTCTAGCAGTAGCTAATTTAGTAGCAGTTGCAATATTATCAGAAGCAGTTAATGCAGCATCAAGCTTAGTCTTATCAGCAGCAGACATTACACCCGCAGTAGTAGTAGTGGCTTTGTTAATAGTAAGTACTTGATTGGAATTGTTATCTGTAACAGGATCTTTAATATTCAATGTAATAGCAGCATTATTTGCATCTTGTGTAAAACTACCACTAGTTACATAACTATTAAGATTATCTACTTTATTTTTGTCAGCATTACTATAGTCGTTAGTAGATAAATCTTTACCTTCTACTTGATGAACAAATCTTGCGTCAGCATCATTTTTACTATAACCATCAAATGTAAAGTCGTAATCTTCATCAGTATCCATCCAGATTATTTCTTCATTAGTAGGTTCATTTGGACCAATTGCTACATCCTCTGGAATAGTTACATTTTTATCTACAACATTCAAAAGTACTCTTTTAGTAATAGTCTCAATCTTATTAACTTGTGCACCTGCTTCAATACCTTGTAACTTTGCAAAGTCTTCCTTGGACATCAAACCATTAGCTGTCAATGATGCTAATTCAGCAGTACCACCTAATGCATCCCAACCTTCACTTGTCCATGCGTAGTTAGTATCGTTCTTACGAACATTCCATACATCACCAATCACATTACCCTCAGTAGGTAAATCTTCTACACTATCTACAGATCCCTTAAAGATGTACACAGAAGTAAATTTACTATCTACTTGGGATTTATTATAGTAGTTGTTAGCAAGATCATCTGCTACTACCTTTATGTTAGCATCAGTTTGATCCTTAGTATAGTACCTAGTATCATGAGTATGAGTAGTCACTTCACCTATTAATACAGCTTCAATGGCTGCTTTACTAAGTTCAGCATCTTTACCGGGTTCTCCTTGAGGTCCTTGGAATCTACCCATGTTAACCCATTCTGTACCATTCCAAAAGTATAAGTCTGTACCAACAATATAAGAATCACTAAGCTGTGGGTCTACAATGTCATTTAAATCTTCTGGACTATCAAGACTACCTTTCAAGAGAATACCTGAAGATGGCCAACCTGTATTTACATATACATCATTAACTTCATCCCAAAGATACCAATAACCATCAACCCCTACTTTGGGAGGATTGTCTGCATATTCTTTAGCTCTCGCTGCTTGAGTGTTAGCATTATTAGCAGCAGTAGTTGCATTTGTAGTAGCTTGTTGTGCAGCTGTTTTAGCCTCATTTACGGCAGTTATAGCATCAGATGTATTCTTTTCCCTTGCAGCCTCTTGAGTCTCTCTAATCGCCTCATTTGCCTGTCTAGTGGCTTCATTTGACACTCTTTCCTGTTCTGCTGTATCACGAGCTGTTTCTGCTTCTACACGCTTAGCTTCTTCCTCCTTTCTAGAAGTCTCAGCAGTTACTCTTTCACTTTCAGATGCAACTCTAATTGCTTCATTAGCTATACGTTCTTTTTCCTTAGTGTTACGTTCACTTTCAGAATTTGCCCTTAATTGCTCTGCTGCTGCTCTTGCACCTTCAGCTTCTACACGATCTGACTCCGCATTAACCCTACTAGACTCTGCTTCTTTTCTAGAAGCCTCAGCAGCAATACGAGCGTTCTCAGCAGTTACTCTCTTAGCCTCTTCTGCTTTCCTACTATCCTCATTAGAGATACGTGTATTTTCATTGCTTACTCTGGTATTCTCAGCATTAACTCTACCTTGTTCCGCAGTAACACGTAATGCTTCTGCTTCTTTAACAGCTTGTTCAGTAGCTTCTACTTGAGCTTTAGCTTCTAATGCTTCTGCTGCTGCATCTAATGCAGGTTGTTTTAATGATTGAACCCATTCCTCTTCAGTACCTACAAAACCATGTTTTACTGCAACTTCATATGCTGACCAACCTTGAATACCTTGCATACCAGATAAGTCGACAATAAACTTCCAACCTTCTTGAGTCTTTAAGTAAACCTTAGCATCATCAGGATCTTCTACATCATTAGTATTAATAAGTACATACTCACCTAACTTTACATCAGCAGTACCCCAATCAGCTTCCATTGCTTCTACTGAAGGATATTCCTTCTTGTAAGTGAAAGCATCACCAATAGCAGCTATACCAGTATTAACATATTGTTTAGTATCATAGTCATAGATCCACCAATCACCATCTACGATCTTTGGTGGGTTACTAGCAATCTCTTCAGCTTTATCAGTAGCAGCTACAGCATCATCAACTATACCTTCAATATCTGTTACAGCTTGATTAGCTTTATCTGCAGCTTCATTTGCTTTGTTAGCTGCATCTAGTGCAGCAACAGCAGCATCTTCAGATGCTTTACTTAAACTATCAATCCAATCTTGTTCACTACCTTTGAAACCTAATTTAACTGCAATATCGTAAGCACTAAGACCACGAGCTTCTATACCTGTATCTACATATACTTTGTTGATAGGATCATAAGTAAACCAATGATCATTCTCACCTATATATGGAGTCTCTGCAGTAGCTTTTACTCCAGTATCTCTATTGTCTACCCACCAGTTGCCATTAGAACCAATAAATGGTGGTACATAGTCATCTTTACTTACATCAAAGAGTACAACCCATTTTTCTATATCACGATTGTAAACTTTAATTATTCTACCTTTTGAATCTGCTCCCAAGTCAACCCAGTACCCAACCTGATCTGGATTGGGTACGGTTATACTTGCAAACCATTCATAATATACATTATTCTTAATCATATTATAATGAGTATGGATTATCTTGTTTTATTTTTTCTACTGCTTCTCTCCATTCTTGATATGCTGCTGCAGCTTTCTCTTCCTCTCCAAATTCTCTGTACTTTACATAAGCCATATACAATCTATCTGTACTAGTGTTATATAAATTCTCTCTACGCTTTCTTATTTCTTCATTAACTATAGTTGTGTCTTTAGGAATCATATAAAAAGCATTATATAAATCTAGATTAGGATTGGCTAAATTAAATTCTATTTGTTCACTAGATGGGTGCATGTAACCTCCTTGAAGTAATCCTTCGTAAGAATCTACAAATTCACTTTCTTTTAATCCTTTGTACCAATCCTCTGGAGCTTCTATCATTCCACCTGAACAAAGTAAATATATTTTTTCTTCCATATTATTGAGCATAACCGATAATTACTAAATCAATTGCATCATTTTTATCACCAACGTCATGTCTATTATTATCTGTATCCACACAAATTATTTTAAATGAACTAGAAGATGTAGAAGTTACTCCCACAGTTCCTCTAAATCCAGCAGAATCTGAATAAGGAGAATTAGTTCGTGCTTGTCCTTGCCACAATACTACATAATTCGTATGACCGATATTGTGATATACTGTATATTCTCCAGTTCCAGTTCTACTTATAGAACTAACTTGACATCCTCCTTGAGAATAGATTGTTCCTCTTAAATTACTACCGTAATGACAAATAGTTTTAACACCCGGAATGTTCCATCCACTTAATGAACCTACTGATACATTTCCTGTAAAATTAGCGGTAGATGCAGAAATATTACCTGTAATCGTTGCACTATTTGCAACAAGTCTACCATCTTGATACACTCTAAAAGGAGCCCAGAATCTATTTCCTTGTGCTGTACCATCATCAAATGGTTTACCTGCCCAAAATCTAACTTGATCAGATCCCGTACCAGCTCCAGTAATACCAGCATTTGCAGTTACTGTACCATCTCCTACTGTTAACGTACCACCGCCATATATCTTTAATGCTGCACTACTACTAGGTACTCCATCCTTTACGGCATTATTACCAAACGACATAATTGGCCAACCATTATTTATATCAGATTCATATCTACCATCTAGGAAGAATCTACCACTACTAGCTGCAATACAATTATTATAAAAATCCATGCCCGCAATAGTAGCTTTTTCTGCAAATAGTAGCCCAGTAGCTATAGATTCAAAAGACGAACCAAATGAAGACCAATATGATGTGTTACTTCCTGGGGTTACATTCTTAAAAGATGATAAACCTCTTCTTCCATTAGCAACCATATAATAGACACTACCATATTTGACAACATCTCTTACATCAGGATTAACTGTCCATGCATAATACTTACTAGAACTATATGTTCCACGATAACTTAAAGATGGACCATTCCATCCATCTGAACCAGGTGCTCCAGTATTTCCTTTATCCCCTTTATCTCCTTTATCACCCTTTTCACCATCTTTACCAGAATGTGGTAATGGATCAGTCCAGTATCCACCTATACTTTCATCGTAAGCCATTTTTCCAGCATTTGGATCATAATTACCTGAACTAATCCAAGTAGTTTGAGATGAACTGTATTTTGGATCTGGATACCATATATATCCTCCAGAAGTTGCACCACCAGAAGAGGGTCTATATGTAAATGTAGGTCTACTAGGTTTATTACTAGCACTCGAAGTATTACAGAATATTTGTATAGGACTATTGCCTACATCACCGTTTACTCCTGCTTTAGATTTAGTGACAACAAAATCAACACTATCTACTACCTTATTACCACTTGCTGGTGATATAAAATCTACCCTCCACATGGCAGAATCAGAAGTCAATGATGTACACTTAATTGTTTGTGTACTTTGGGTATAAGTTACACTACCAGTACCAGTTTGTAAAGAAGTAGTAAGTTTAAAATCAGTAATATCTTGAGAACCATATTTCAATCTAGCTGTAGTAGTAGCTGTAGAATAATCTGTTACTACTCCACCTGAATCTGCTGGTACGCCAGTGTTTTCATTTGTAAGGATACCTCTATATACATTTTCACCATCACGAACATTATTAATAGTCATGAAATCTGAAAACTCTGCTCCTGCTCCTGATACTACACATTTAAAACTAATTTCATCTTTTTTTGTGCTAGTAAAATAGATACCATTATAACTAACTACTAATGTACTATTTGTTTCATTAGCTAACAATTGCCAATCGTATGTACCAGCTATCGCCCAATACCATTTATAAGATGGATTAATTATATTAAATGAATCTGCAGTAAGAGTGATTGTAGTGTTTTCTGGAACAGTTTTACCTGTTTTATAGTGAAAGAATTGTTCTCCAGACATATATACATATGCTGCATCTTCTCCATTAAAACCATTTTCACCATTAGCTACTTTATTAACGTACCATGTCTTAACTATAGATACTCCATCTTCTAATGTTACATTTAAGTCTATACTAGCTTGTTTCTGACTTATTGAAGTAAGGGTTACTTTAGAACCAGTTATACTTACAGTAGCTCCACCAGAAGTAGTAGAATATGTTATACTTTTAATAGCAATTGGATTAATACCATGATATGCATAAACATCTGTAGTAATAGTAGACAAATCTACTAATGGTGTAACCCCATCTGCATCAAATGGTACTGCAACCGTACCATTGCTTAAGTCAATATAATATGCATCAAGACCTTCTGCGCCATTAGATAGTTTAGCTAATTGAGTATCATCATAGTAAGTAGTACCATCAGAATTTGTAACAGTACAACGAATACTTAATGTACGGGAATCTGTCGGCATTGCTGTATATGGAAAGTCTATAGAACTTTGTGCAGACAATTTGGTTCCTTCTGCATTAAGCATTTTCCATTCGTATGTAGGATTTTCCATCCCATATACATTTGCAGTTAAATGAATAGTTCTTGGAGTAGGAGTTCCTGAGAAATCGGGAGTATCAAATAAAAATAACCGATCACCTACAATTTCTACCCATTTAGCTTTGTCATCTCCTGACTTACCATCTTCACCTTTTGAAACTTGCTTCTGCCATTGATCATCATTCTCATTTGGTTCATCTTTGGTACCATTAGGATCCATACAAATCCATAAACTACCTTTATGACTTACTTGGTCATAATAATAGTAAGTGTTGCCAGAAACCCAAATACCTCTATATACAGGTACTCTAACGATTCCTGTGTCAGAAGTTTGATAAATTGTACCTACAAATTTGGTTTGATCACCACCAATTACAACTCTTTCACGAACTACACCATCCTCATCAGCTAGAGAAAAAGTATCAATATTCTTATAGTAAGAAATTCTAGGGGCATTATCACCTTTAGCACTGATAAAAATTGCGTTACGTCTCTCATCCATTTGTAAATTGTAATCTGGATCAGATTCGTACATATGACCTAATTGTAATATTTCATCATCTGCTTCTGGCTTACCACTACCTGGCTCGCATACGTCTTTAGACAACGTGATGTAATTACTACCAGTAGCATTTACTTTACGCCAATATCTTTTAACATTTTTACCATCAAATTTTTGGCATATTGCTAAGTCATTAACTATAAATTGATTATACTTAGTACCTTCTTGATCATCAAAGTAGCATTTATAAGAATCCGCTAATTCTTCTACTTCGATACATTTCATATCTGCTACAGTAACTAGAATGTCACCACCTACAGCTTTAATCTCATTTACTGTAAGTTCATTTATTGTCATATTACCTCTAACAAACAGATTGTCTAATTCCATATTCCATTTGGAACCTAATGGATATAAACTAGCTCCAACTCCATCCCAACCAGAACGAAATGTATTTCCTGCTTGTAAACCTTGTAACATTGTTATTTTACCATCCGCAGTATCCCCATGCTTATTTAAATAATCTTCTGCAGTCTTTAAAGAAGTATACAAGAAATTATCTGCAGGAGGAGTACTTTCTCCATACTTGATTACAGGTAAAGAACCAGAACTACTAGCCACTGCTTCTACTTGATTTTCAAGTTTAGATAATGCTTGATTTAATGTATCTGTAGTAGTTAATGGGGCCGCACTACTACCTTTATAATAACCAGATAAAGGAAATATTGTAGCAGTACTTTGAGTATGATAGCCTGGAGCAGATCCACTACCACCCCCATTTGCAATAAGTTCAGATAATGCTGTAATAGTATTCTCAGCTACTGTGAGTCTATTGAGAGCATCCTGTAATTGTTGTAATGTAGATCTATTATCAATATCATCTATCCATTCTTGCATAGTACCACCAATCTCTGACATATCGGTGTCATGCTTAGTATCTAAAGTAATGATCTTATTATTCAATACATCATAGTAACTAGTAATAGCACTATTAAGATTAGTAGTTACACTAGTATCTCCTTCTACTATCTTATTACTAAGATCTTTATAATTATCATTTACTTTAGTATCTAGTATCTCAACATCTTCTTCTACAGCATCTACTCTCTCATTAGTAGCAAATGTACCTGATAGTGATGTAGTAAAACTTCCACTAGTAATATTTTTATTACTACCATCTTGTACAAGGGTAATGAGGTCTTGCTCTTGCAGCTTAGTTGTTAGTTCAAATTGTGATATCTTTTTATTCATATTACTCTTGGATTATATGTTCTTCAATTTCTGTAAGAATACAATTATTATCAATGTCTTGTATTTCATAGAAATTTATTTGTTTTTTTAAACAGTTAATGTACCCACCAATCTTAATCAAATCTTCCTGAGTAAAAGGAAAATCTGGATCATTTTTCTTTAAGTCAGACTCAAGTTGATTATATATAGTTTCTAAATGAGGAATAAGTACTATATTAGTAACAGATGTATTATCAATATCAATATTCATTTTGGTAGAATCATTAATCTGTTTACCTACCTTATTTACATATTGTGCATGATCCATTACTACAGTTTTTACAAGTATTACAATTTATTGTACAATTACAGGTTCTCATACCAAGTAGGTTTAACATTTCTTTATAATACATATCAGCATCTTCTGTCAGACCTAACTTTGTGGCATTGTCATATAATTCCTTCTTAAATAAGAACATCATAATACGCTCTTTCATTTTATTATCAAGGCAATTATGACAATATCTGGTAAGTAATTTTACTTCCGCTAAATATAATGATTCTTCCATATTTTTTTAAAATAAAAAAGGGAGCATGGGGGAATACCCCAAGCCCCCTTGTGAGTTAATAAGTTTAAAAGTTAGGCTTTAGCAACAAATGCTTTTAATGCTGTTTCAAAAGCAGAACCAGAAATTTCATCTTTATTAACATAAATCTCTGCAGATAGCGGAGTAGTTTTGATGTACTGATTATCGTTGCTTAAATACAAGTTATCCCACTCTAAAGTAAGAGTATCATATTCTGCACTCAGATCTGATCTGAATTCAGGAGCAATATACGGATAAATAGCATTAGCACGGTACTGAATACCTTCGTAACCAAGATTCCAATTCTCACGATCTCTTACAATATAAGCATTACCACGACCCGGAGTACCCTGAGTCTTAGCAATCGTCAAATTAGAAATAGGATACATTACATTGCTCAACAAACCAGAAGGAATTGTCTTCCACATGAAAACATCCATAGATACTTGGCAATAACCAGCATCTAAAGTAATTCCCTGATTATACGGAATTTCCTTTGCAGTCAATGTTAATACTGCAGCAGCACTAGTAGCTACTACTCTAGCTTGTTTATGACTATTGATCTTATTCTTGAAAGAAGTGATCAAATCTGTTGCATTAGTAGTTTTAGCAATTACCTCATAAGTATGAGTAAACTGACCCGGAGCTTCGTGAATGTCATTATAAACAATGCGCAATACATAACGATGTCCCACTTCAGGAGTAACATCAGTTGCAGTAATTACTACTTTGTCTTCAGCCTTAGCAACAAACTCAGTGAATACCATAGACGGTTTAGAACCTTTCTGAATCGGCATACTATAGTTAATAACCGACTTTGTAGATTTTGTACCCTCTTGATCGTATACATCTTCTTTACCAACACAAACACCAATGTAAAGTGCAGTGGCAGCTTCTGCCTCAGATGCAGATTTAACAATTACTTTGTTCTCATTGAACAATGCGATATCACCGTCAACTAAAGCATCTACAGTAGTATAAGAAGCCGGAGCTGTCTTAGCGATAAGTACTTTATTTACGTGTTGTAACATTTTATTTAAATTTAATAGTTAAACATTGAGCTCAGTTTAACTTATTTTAGTTCTTCTACTTTGCTTTCGCATTTCCTCGTTAAACTAAACTTTTCGTATATTACTCCATACTATTTACTTCGTTAATATACGATTGATATCTAGGATTAGCCTCATTCTCCAAATACAACTCAACCGCTAACTTTACTATCTCATCATGAGTTGATGCTGGCATTTCCTTATACTCCTCAAACGGAGCATCAGTGAGGCTAATCTTATTGGGTATTCTCAAGTATGTGAGAATATAATTTCTTATATGGTAATTACCATCTGTATATAAATGAATAGTATTACCTTCATATAGTCTTAATGGTCTAGCAGATCTACCATGTAATCTATATTCTGACAAGGTATTTTGTCTTTGCCTATCGATATTTTCTACAGTAGCCTCTAGCACATCTGTATTTTTAGTTCTTGGTTGACCACTTGGTCCTACAGGCCAACAATGATCATAACTAAATATCACAGCTGTTTCACCTAAAGTAGTCATATAATCTTCTGGTAGAGTAACTGTATACTCTTCTGGATAGGTTGTAAACTGATAAGACTTTCTTGTAACCAAACTACGAAGATCATCAATTCTCTTTTGATCCTGTTCAAAACCAGTTTGCTTAAAATTAATACCAGAATATCTGGTTTTAATAAACTTAATTAAACCAGCCGTTAACCAATATTCAATATCTGAAGTAGTAGGTTTTGTTAGATTGCTATCTAACTGAGCTATTTCTAATTCAAATGCTTCTTGTAAGTCAATGTACCTCATTATTGTTGATTATTTGGTTGTTTTACTTGTAATCTATATTTACCTTCAGTAATAAACATATTAACTGCTAAATCTACAATTTCACTATGAATTGATTCTGGTAGTTCACATTTACTAGCTCCATCAGTAGTATTAAATCTTAATGGTTTCCTATAGTAAGTTAATGTAACATTACCTAATGTAGTATATGCATCTACTGCTACTTCTATATAATTATATTTAGTAGTAGGATCTGATACTAATGCAACAGCAGGTTGCCTAATAATAGGAGTATTGTATGCTGTTTTAATAAACTTACCAAGATCTCTATACTTAACCAGTTGATTATCTACTCTAACAAAATCTTTATATTGTTTATAAGTACCCTTTACCTTACTAAAGGAATGTACATATAAGAAATATTCTTCAGTAGATACATATGGTAATCTGTATCTTGTAAAACCATTAAGAGTAGTACCTGTTGCGGTCAACTCTTTTTCTACTAATAAACTTTTAATAGAGTCTGTATTTCTAGTATGTATGTTAGTTTCAGTTTCCATTTGGTCATCACCAACATAATTCATCATTACATATCTATCTTGAGCTTCATTTAGTATTGAAAATATAAGATCAGAGTTAGGTTTCTCATCTACAATAAGATCTGGGCTAATAAGTTGAATCCGTCTCTCGAATTCCATTTGCATTTCCTTACTACTCATATTACTCTGATAATTGTGCTACGTACTGTGGATGTGTTTGAGTTCTTGGAGATTCAATATTCTCAATTGCCATGTCAGCAGCTAATTTAACTACTTCATATTGCATATACTCTGGAATTTCATCTAGAGTAGACGTAATATCTTGATTATTAATCTTTCTTGGATATGCTAGATAAGTAATATCTATAGTGTAGGGACCTACCATGAGATCCCTATCTATAAATATTATTAACTTATTATCCTCTAGTATTGCTACAGGTTCTTCAATCCAAGGTTTATTATTATAAGTTTCTAAGAATCTAGTAGCTTGTTCGTGACTAATAAGTTTTACTGTAGCTATCTTATTACTACCAAAATGTAAAATTCCTTCTAAGAAGTACATACGCTTATCTTGAGTATCATCACCATAAGTAATACTAGATTTGAAATTATTCATAGTGAGTCTATTACTTATAGGTTCACTTAGTAAAGACAACCCTTTATCAGTTTTTACTAAACCTTCTAAGTCTGCTACTCTTTTTACATTACCTTCAAATGGTATTCTAAGAGTATTATTACCAGTAGCTTTAGTAGCTATCTTACTTAGATATGCTGTATATAACCAATAATCAATTTCCTCAGGTAAGAAAGATGGACAGCCAGATATACCAATATTAACGGCATTTTTATCTGCTTCAATCTTAAATGCTATATGTGCTTCTAATACTGTCATATTACTTAGATTCTATTTCTTGCATGATCGCTAGCCTTATATCTTGATTCTTTTTATCATCAAGCATCAGTACAGCTTCATCCATACTCCGACCGATTACATCAGTACCATAGTAATACATATTCTTATTCTTACGAATAATATTTTTACTAATAGCTGCTTCGATCAAGTATTGAGTTTCTTTATTCTTATTATTTACCCACAGTAGTAAATATCTCTGCGGATCATTTTCAATAAGTTCGTTCAGCTTACTTTCAACTAACTCATTACTAATTGAATCTGACTTAATACCATAAAGTCTAAGACATTTACGCATCTCTTCAAGAGACATCTTAGTAAATGCTGAATAAGCCTCACGTTTAACTTTAAATTTCTTATTATTCTCTTCTGCTTCTGCTTGAGAATTACTTAGCAAGTAGTCAGTACTTGGTGTAATATTACTAGTGCCAAATGCTACTCTTTTATGATTTTTTAAGAATAAGTACTTTAATTCATCCTCTGGTTTCTCTGTATGTATATACAGATCCTTATTACCTAACTTAACTGAATAAGTAGCCCAGAATGGACTATATGGTGCTAAATGACCTTCTGGATAACCAATAGCTTTTTCAAGTCTACGAGCATCTTCTTCTGTCAAACCAGTATATCTATTTCCTGATCTAGTCCAATACGAACTAATATAATCACCACAATTTTTAAATTTTGAAATACCAACCCAAGGGTTAGTTCTAATAAATCTTAACGTTGCTTCCATATATTCTTAATTAAATATAGATTTTAAACCTGTTAATAAAAAAATATAGGGGCTATTACGCCCCTATAAGTTATATTGTATAATATTGGCGTACTTATACGTGCCACAAGCTTTCGGTTAGCCTTCGGCATCCATAATCAATTCTCCACATCCCCGGGGATCTCTCAACATGATACCCATCTCACCTAAGAAGTGAACAGAGTAACCGTCTTTTGCATTAGAACGCAAAGTGTTGATAGATTTTGCAGGACCTGCAGGAGAAATAGAACCACCAGTATACCACTGCATGAACTCACGACCCTTACGTACTACCTTAACAATGTTTGCTTCGCCATCTCTACGACTTACATCCAAGAATGTAAAACGATAAGACTCAAGCGGCTTACCAGAAAGTGGGTGTAACAAACGATTGAACGTAGTGTTGTCATACAACGGGAAGTGTTTCAATGTCAACTCAATACCATTAGTCATCTTGTATGTTACAAACTGACCACCTAAAGTTAACTCTTGACCGCTACCGCTGATAAACTTAGTATCAATTACATTCATCGTAGCAGCTTTCTGCTTCAATACACGGTCAAACTCACGAATACCCATTTCACCAGTTAAGGCTACGAACTTACGCTCATTAGTACCAAGAATATTGTAAGACAGATCAAACAAGAAGTCCTCAAGCAACTCTGCTGTCAACTCAGTGTAATAACGTCTATTAGACGGTGCAATCTGCTCAAGCAAACCAGCTGGCAAGTAAACTGGACGACCATTAGTACCTTTCAAAGAGAAAGTACCATCAGCGTTACGATTTGACTTAGAGTAAACCATCATCATCTCACAACGTTTTCTCCATTCACGCATTGCCACCCATTCTTGATAGTCAGACCACAAATAAGATTTCTTACCTGTTTTAGGATCCTTTAATGCAATCCACAATACAGTTGCATAAGCTGTACCTGTAATATCATAACTCAAACGAGTTGTGAATAAGTAGTTACGCATCTTGAATTGAGTATTGTAGTTCAGGATATCTGCCTCTTCACTGTACTCCTCGTAAGCAGAACCAAGACGTGACATTTCACGACCAGCTAACAAATACTTACCCGGAACGTATGAACTAGACTGACCATCAGCGATGAACATAGTATAGCACCACAAGTTACCGTCCTGTACAGGAGCACCTTGAATACGTAATTGATATTCTTTGTCATCAAGTACTACAATAGCACCCGGACCAAACCATTTATCTTCTACCCATACTTGGATAGGTGTGTTGCCAATACCAGCCATGATTGTGTCAGCATTAGCAGCAGTAATTTCAGTACCCTGCCATTTTGCAGAGCGAATTGTTACAGCTCTATCGGTATCAATTTCAACATACCATTCATATGTACTTTGATCAATAGTCATTACGTTACCAAGACCACCTGTGATAGCATCAATGGAAGTACCATAAGCACCGTCTTTTGCGGCAAATACGTAAGAAACAATACGTTCTACTTCATACGGTCTTGACAACATTGCTTCTGAAATCTTATTCTCGTCAATAAGATCTGAAAACCATCTACTTTTACCGATCTGTAAATTATTCAGAATTCCGTTATCCATAAATTAATTTATAATCTTTAATTATTGTTTAAACTTCGTGCTGCGATACTCCATATAGAGTTTGATGAACTAGTGTGAATTCTTTTAGTGCCTTTCGTAGCACCTGTTGTCTTTAAACTTTGTTTCAAGGTCTTTATAGCAGAGCTAGTTCCAATTTTTTTTGCAGTATCTAGCAAAGTGTCTCCCTTCATAGTAAAATAGGCAGACTCAATTAAATTTTTTACACTCTTAGAATAGTCTTTCTGATATTGAGTAAGACCATCTGAGTCCGCTTTAAAGATATAATTCAATAAAGCTTTTTTATCCTTTTCAGGAATAGCGATACCTCTGATATCTTTCAGCGATTTAATGTTGGTGACAACGTCGTCAACAAATTTTTGTTGGCGCTCGATTCTTGCCTCATTTTGCTTTTCCTGATCAATCAATAGCTGTTCCTTCTTCTTTTCAGTAATCTCCTTCATTAGTTCAAGAGCTTCCTCTGCTTCATCTTCCAGAATACCAGCATCTTCATACTTTTCTAGTTTACTCTGGATTCTTTTCTCACTAAACCCTTTTTCTAACAACAATTCACGAATGATTTGCTTTTGATTACTCTCAATTGAAGTGTCAAAGTTATCAAAATCAATAGCAGCACTAACTTGAAAATAATCTTCTAGTTTACCACCATTACGAACGAATTCATCAATCTTAGCAACCTCTTCACTTGAATACTCTGGAGTTGAATTTTCTTCAATCAAATCCTTGAAGTATTCACATAATTCCTCTACTGTTTTAGGTTTCTGTGATTCTTCATCTTCTTCAAAGTCTAACCCTAATTCCTCAGTAATAGCATCAAAAAAAGCACTAACTTGAATACCTTCATTATCTAACTCCTCTTCTTCAGTAGATGTTTCCTCAACGGTTTCTACTTCCTTAGTTTGTTTAGATTTCTTTTTAGGTTCTTCAACTTCTACTTCCTCTTCCTCTATTTCTGTTTCCTCTTCAGTTTCTTCAGTCTCTTCAACCTCAGTATCTTTTTCCTCTTTAGAAGTATCTATTCCAAATACTTCCTTTACTGAAGGACCTCTGTTAGTTCTTTGTAAACGTTTGATTTCATCATCAGATAGATCATCATTACTTGTACTAAACGTACCTGTTACTAGAGGATTATTTAATGTTTCAGATGACAATGCATCTGCTACTGCTTCCCAACCTAATAGTGTATTACTATTGTTATCCATAATTATATTTAATTAGATTTATTAATGTTTCCATTTAGCGGCGTTCCTAGCAAAGTTAGCTTTTTTCTTCATAGCTGGACTTGCTTTACTACCTTTCTTTAATACTTTATTTGCATATTCTTGTACACCCATACCAGCTTTCTTAGCTGCAGCTTTAAATGTACCTCTCTTGCTTTTCTTGATATGTATTCCACCATTCTTATAACTTGGTACAGGATATAGTGGGTATACTCCTTCTAACTCTTTCATATTGATTATTTGTTTTCTTGTTCTTCTCCAAAGAACATAGGTAATCCTAATGGAACTGCCCATTCGATTGGAGTAAGATTATTCATTCTATTTATAAAACCTTGCTTATCTGGTCTAATATCATATAGAGTTCGTAATACTGGGTTGACCCTATTTGCATATTTACTACGATAAGATAAATACTCCTCGATCTTATCCTGAGTAATAGGATCTGTCCAGTTGTTAATAAGACCTTCTTTTTGCATACCTCTCTTAAGTTGAATCATGTGAGCCTTATTTTCACTAGGTGTAGTTAAGTATCTATACGTGTTAGGGTTAACATCCATCAAGCTCTGTCTTATCTCATTATAACTCATTATGTTGTCTCTATCTAGTAGATATTCCATATAGTTATTCGTAGCATCTGCATTATGTACTCTATTAACTAAAGCATCTGCTAAGTGACTGATTTCATGATTTGCTGTCCCTTCTAGATAATAATCTGGATTAAGACTAATTGTCATATCTTCTATAGTAGGCTGATCTACTTTACCGGTAGTTCTACCATATATAGGATTCCCAGCACTATCATACATTTGTTGATGCTTAACGTACTTACCTCTATTAGCCATATCCTGAAAAGCAATGGCAGATGCAGCTTTCTTATAATTTGTACCATAAGCTTTATCAACCTTTTCAAGAGTTCCTACACTACCGTCAGTAGGCATAAATAAATCATTAGTAATCTTACTAAGTTCCTTATCATACTCCTGCATGTTATTATATTTTCTCTTTACTTCGGCAAACTCTTGGTCATAATCAGCTTCAGTTTTAACCTTTTTACCCTTCTTCTTTTTAGTGATTGTAGGAGTAAAAGGCTCAGCATAGGACTCTGCAGTATATGCATCTGTTCCTTCAATTGCT